AACATATACATAATAATATTTAATTTATTTATATATATCTATATCAAAACACACCAAAACCTAAACCTTCGACCTACATTTCAGCCCATTTCTCGGTTCTATATGTAAATTAGAACACGTAGAACATGTAGAACAAGACTCCCCCACCTCCACAGCACCCCTGCCAAAGAAACCTGCGCAAGCCCTTGACTTATAAGTCAAGTTAGGTTACAATAGAAGCAAGTCGGGAAAGACCCATTGAACCGGCTTATCTAGCGTTCCACGACCACGTGGAATTCATTCACCACCATTGCAATCACGGAGGAAATCATGATCCTTGGCTTCGTACCTTCAGTTAAAACATCATCTGTTGACGCAACAGAACATCACAAGTGCTACCCCCGCGCAGTGCGCAAGACCTTGCGCCTTTCATCTGCAAAGGCCAAACCACAAACCCACCAAGGCGTGGACGACTACATGCGCACGGAGTTCCGTGCTGACGCATACCACAATCAAAACCTGCTCACCATCGACCCTGACTACGGGCACGACGAGTTCGGTGACATCGACAACGAGTTCGATGGGCTGACCATCACCGAGCCGATGGACGAGGTGCAGATGTTCAAGTTCTGCACCGGCTACGACATCCTCTGACCACAGCAAAACAGCGTTCCACGACCCCGTGGGACGCACCCATAACCTTTTTGGAGAATCTCATGAACCAGTACATCGTTTACATCCTGATGGACGGCGGCACACCCATCGAGGCCTATGCCGATGAAGAACTCGCACACCACGACTGCTGGCTGTGCAACGAGGCCGAGAAGTTCTCGCCTGACCCCATGCCGTTCTGGGTCCAGCGCATGCCGGTCAACATGGACACGTACTTTGAACTCAACGAAGGAAGGACCCCTGCCCCCGCTGAAATTTGACTTTGACCGATACATAAGACCAAAACATAGACCTTAACCTCATTGGAGAATCCCATGACTGATATTGACCACACCCCTGAGTGCCGCGTCTGCGGCGACGAGTTCCCCACCGGCAGGTGGATGCTTGGCTACAAGTGGTGCAAAGACTGCGGCGAGACCATTGCCCGTAACGTGGTGCGAACCATCGTCCCGATGCACAAGAGCAATTACTTCCTCTGCACAAACCTCGATGACCTCAAGGGCATCAACAACAAGGGAGGGCTGGTGCGATGAAAACTTTTGAAGTTGAACTGCGCCGCACGAGTTACATCGTGCTGACCATCGAAGCGGAAGATGCCGACCAAGCCAAGGACAAGGCATGGGAGGAGATCGAGCATGGCGACTACAAGTACGAGGACGCCGCATGGGATATTGAATTCGTTGAGGAGAAAGCAAATGATGATCAAGACAAGTGAAGCAACACCGCGCCAGCTTAACTGGCTGGCGGCAAAGTGTGAGGGCATCGTCTGGGAGCAGGGCGATCTGGATGCTGGGGAATACGGCCCCGGCTTTTCACCAGCAACCGACTGGGCACACGGTGGCCCGGTCATTGAGCGGGAGGAGGTCGAGCTTACGTTTGACCGCCCTAATGAAACGGACACGTTGTGGAGGGCCGAGATGTTTGATCTAAAAGGTGTCTCCATAGCCTATGAGTACGGCCCCACGCCACTGATCGCAGCGATGCGCTGCTACGTGGCAAGCAAGCTGGGCGATGAGATTGAGATACCGGAGGAACTGAAGTGACCGATAAAAGTGCAATCCACGAAGCCGTGGAGTCCTATTGGGGCGAACGCTGCCCCGACCACGACCCCGACTGCCCCACATGCAAGGCGTGGCGAGAGTATGACGCCATGATGGACAACAACACCACGGATGAAGAAACAGGCAAGTGGGTCATCGTTGACTACTTCCCCAATTCACCGACTCAGGTCTATGGGTTCTTTGACTCAGAGGTAGAGGCCCGTGCGTATGCCGATGCGCAGGGGTTCGGGCGTAACAGTGGCGCGTATGACATCCACATGGTGCTCAACGCGCATTTGCAAGTGAGAAGGGAGGCATGGGAATGAAGACTAATGCTGAGATCGTCGAGCGCGTTTTGTTCCTTGTACTCTTGCTGGCACTCATCGTCATCCTGCTGGATGTTTTCTTCTGGAGGGCTGGCTAAAAAACCTGAGTGAATCGCTTGACTCAAATGTCAAGTAGTGTTATACTAATGGCTGGTGGGAAGGCGACCTATCAACAGCCTTAGTTAGCTGTCCACGGTGACGTGGAATTTGAAACCAACTGGAGAAAACCATGAACATGGAACTGCAAAAGCCCAAGCACATCATCAGCTTGGCAACCTCGGGTGTCCTCGTGAGCGTGGACGTGAATGTGTGGTCTGCAACGAAGCAAGACCGTGGCATCAGCAATGAAATTGCCGGTGCAAAGAACGCCAACCAGAACGCGGGCAAGTACACCAAAAACCTGCTGGCTGACCATCCCAAGCACAAGGCGCTGGTGAACTATCGGCAGACCATCTACAACTGGGTTAAGCGGTCCACGTATCGGTGGAACAATAGCCAAGACTATCTGCCCTCAGTCAACCTTGAGCGGTTCAAGCGTGAGTACAACAGCCACGAGCAGACATTTCAATCCCTGCTGGTCAGCTTCCTCAACGACTACGACAACATCGTCAGCGACATGGCGTTCAAGGCTGCTGGGCTTGGCGACATGTTCGACCGCAACGACTACCCTAGCCGTGCGGCACTGGCATCTAAGTTCGGCCTGCGCCTTTTCGTGAGCGAAGTCCCCATGAACGATTTCCGATGCACCATCGCGCAGGACATTGCTGACGATTTGTTCGAGACCTACAAGTCTCAAGCTGAGGAAATAGTGTCCCACGTGATGATGGAGCAGCAATCAAGGTTCATCGATGTTATGAAATCCATTAGCCATTGCTGTGGCTACGACGAGCTTGGTATCGACGACAACACGGGCGAGACCAAGATCAAGAAGCGCAAGATTTACGACACGACCATCCAGAAAGCCAAAGAGATGTGCGAGTCATTCAAAGAGTTCAACCTGACCGACGACCCTGCCCTGGAGGAAGCACGTGCGTCATTGGAGAAAGCCTTGTCTGGCATTGATGCAGAGACGATCCGCGAGTCGGACGCTGTGCGCTCGGCAGTCAAGGAGGATGTGGACAGTATCCTGTCCAAGTTCGGTTCGTTTCAATGCGTCTGAATAGGCGATTTTCGTTGTTCTAAGTTCAACCTCAGTCAAGAAAGTTTTTCATCATGTCTAAAGTTCAATTCGTCAACACCGTCACCATCAAAGAGTTGCGTACTCTGATTCCACTTATCAGTGGAGAGCTAACTCCGGTCATTCAGTCCGAGCCGGGCTGTGGCAAGACATCCCTCTTGGCGATGATCGCCGCTGACAATGGCGACAAGTGGCGCTCCCCTGCCGATGGCACGAGCATCGAGGGTGACAAGTACGACTACATCTACGTCGACTGCCCCGTCAAGGACATGTCGGACATTGGTATGACTATTCCCAACCATGCCACCAAGCAGTTGGAGTACTACGTCTCGACACTGTTCAATCTGTCTGACCCCAAGCCCAAGGTCATCCTGCTCGACGAGTTCATGAAGTCACCCAAGCTGCTTCAGGTCATCTTCACCCGACTGATGCTTGAGCGTATGGCTGGCGATGTGCCTCTGCCTGTGGGTGCTGACGGCAGGAAGTCTATGGTCTTTGCAACATCTAACAACGCATCGGACGGCGTGGGCGACAACATGCTGGCTCATGCGGGCAATCGCGTGTGCATCGTGCGCATGGCAAAGCCTACGCCTGACGAGTGGTTGGCATGGGCATCGGAGAACGGTATCTCTCGTGTCATCCGTGCGTGGGTCTCTATGTTCCCCCGTTGCTTGGCATCGTATGTCGAAGGCGATGAGCAGAAGGACAACCCGTACATCTTCAAGCCGTCAATGACGAGTCTCTCGTTTGTCTCTCCCCGCTCGTTGGCGAAGGCAGACGTCATCGTCCGTAACCGTGACACGCTGGGCGAGAACGCTACGAAGGTGGCGCTGGCTGGCACTATCGGTGCGGCAGCAGCCGGGGACATGGCGGCGTTCCTCTCGCTTGAGAAGTCTCTGACTGATGTGAAGGACATCATCAAGACGCCGGAGTCTATTGAGATTCCCAAGGACGTCAGCGCGCAGTTGATGATTATGTTTCAGGCAGTAGATGTGCTGACGACACAGGACGAGTTGACCAAGTTCATGCTGTTCGTCGAGCGTATTCCCTCTCACGAGGTTCAGGCTGTGTTCTTCACCATGATGATGCGCTCGCCCAAGGCGCTGCGCTTGGCGCGGAACAACCAGAAGATTGCTGAGTGGGCCAAGAACAACCACGAGATGTTCTGAGTATCGCCCCACGGTCACGTGGGGTCCTAATCAACGAAGGAAGGAAGTGACATGGAAGTCACCATGACAGAGATCGCCCTTTTCATTTGGGCAATTGCAGCAACGGCAGCATGGCAGCAGTCCAAGCATGATCTAAGAATGCACAAGTTCTTGACTGCTGAACTGCTCCATCGCATTGCCAAGGGCAAGATGAAAGTAATCGAGTCGGAAGATTCATTTGAGTTCAAGGAGGTCTGATATGTCGAAGCAAGAGACACGAGTCAAACGCGCACACGTTGCGCTGATGAAGCATCCAGAGACGGCGCTGTACTCGGGCGTGATGCTCATGGGCACGAGCGAGGTGGTCGATGCGGCGTTCACCGCATACACCGATGGCATAAACAAACGCTACAGCAGGACGTTCTTGGAGACGATCACCGACGAGGCCAAGTGTCGAGGTCTGATCCTGCACGAGAACCTGCACGTGGCGCTCAAGCAGGTTCCCTATGGTCGGGGCATGTTCAAAGAGAACGCGAAGATGGCGAACCTTGCGGCCGACTTTGTTGTCAACGACATCATTGAGAACATCAAAGGAACAATCGGTGGTTCATCCGAGCCTATCGTGCGCCTGCCTGATGGTGCTGTGCATGATGATATGTTTCACAACTGGTCGATGCGCGAGGTCTACAACTATCTCAAGCAACACGCCAAGCCGTGCCCCAAACCACCGAAAGGCCAGAAGGGTCAGAAGGGCCAGAAGGGTGAAGGCGACGACCAAGGTAGCGATCCACCGGAGGGTGGAGGTCAAGGCAATGGCGACGAGTGGGACACCGTCACAGTCAACGGCAAGACCTATGACATCTCTCAGCAAGACGAGCATGACTTTGACAAGATGCTTGACGGCATGAGTCACGAGGAAGTCAAAGAGATCAACGATGCGATAGACAAGGCTCTGCGTGAGGGTGGAATGCTGGCTGGGCGCATGGGTGCGAAAGTGCCCCGTGTCATCTCAGAGTTGCTCAAGCCGAAGGTCGATTGGCGCGAGGCCCTGCGTGACTTTGTGTCTTCATCCATGAAGGGCAAGGACGAGTTCACCTGGCGCCGTCTCAATAAGCGGCAGATGGCTAACGACATTTATCTGCCAAGCGTGGAGAACGAGACTATCGGTGAGGTCATCATCGCCATCGACACATCAGGCTCGATTGGTTTGCAGCAGCTTACTGAGTTCGCCTCAGAACTGGTATCTATCTGCGACCTTTGTGCGCCCGAGAAGGTTCGGGTGTTGTGGTGGGACACGGCTGTGCATGGTGAGCAAGTCTTCAAAGACAACTACCAGAACATCGCGGGTCTGCTCAAGCCGCAAGGCGGTGGTGGTACTCACGCTGGGTGCGTGGCTGACTACATCAACAAGGAAAAGCTGCAAGCTGAGTGCGTCATCATGTTCACTGACGGCTACGTCGAGGACAACGTCAAGTGGAACATCAGCAGCCCAACCCTGTGGATGGTGACGCAGAACTTTAGCTTCTCACCCCCAAGTGGATCGAAAGTTGTCCATGTCAGAGATGACTGACTCAGTCGAGGCCCTCATAGCGCGAATGTACGAGCATCTTGCGTACCTGAACGCTGTTGAGAAAGGCAGGAAGATACACATGGATGACCCCAACGCTACTGACCCGCGCAGGGCACGCATAACGAAGCAAATTGCTGAGTTTCTCATCGATGCCTACGGCCCCGCTGCGCACTTCCACGCGCTGAAGGAACTAGAGGCTGAAACCATGTCCAGAGACATGTGGCGCGATGTGCTGTCATGGATGGACGATCTAACGAAAGAAGGAGAGCGAAATGAACCTGAGTTATGACCGGCTCACGAGGGCCACACTTTCAAATGCACCGTACCGTGGATCGACAAACAGGTTCCCCCTGTTGACTAGACGGCAGAACAGGAAATACTTTCTTGTGCGAGAGGAAGACGGCAAGAAGGTCTTTGACATCGTGTACGGACAGGATTGGCACACGCAGAAGCTGACGGAGGAGCAAGCCGATGCCATGAAGAAGGCGAACAAAAATGCGTCGATTGGACAAGCTGCGGATGGGTACTACACATACGTGGCGCGACCGCGCATCGTGGGTACGGTGTATCCGGGCGAGACACCCGAGGGCGAGTTTGAGTTCAACGCCAATGGGTACGGTCAGGGTGACAGGATGTTCTTATCAGACAGGTTTCGTGGGGGATGGTTCTCTACGAATTCACGCAAGGGTGGAATGATATTTAGAAGCAGGATGGATGGTGGGCACAGAACCTATCCGGTCTATCGTGGGATGCGCGTCAACGCGCTGACCATGCGGCCCATCAAGCCGTATGAGATTGTTGTCAGCCAAGTGGACCGCAAGAAATCGAAGTTCGCCATAGCCGAGTACGCGCACTTCTTCAAGGTCTCGGAGGTGATGCTCAAGGCGATGAGCATTGCGCAAGTGATAGATATGGCACAGCAGCTTTTAGAGGAGAAGAAAGCCCCTGACCACTACGGCGACGTCTTTCAGGACTCGTGCTTCCTTGAAGGCGAGAAACGCATAAACGACGCGCCGCTTGATGCGTTCGTCTGGTTCACGCTTGGCTACGGGGTCGGTCGGATTCTGTACCGCGCTGTTGGGCGTTCGCTTGGGCCAAGGTCTAACGATGAGTACTCTGCCTATGACGAACTGTTCATGCCGGTCAAGCGCAGGCTCGTCAAAGACATCTACGTGCAAAACCCAGAAATCTTCAAGGAGATCACATATCGAATGGGTGACGACATACCGGGGGGCGATTGGGGTATGAAGGTCATCGTCGATGGCAAAGAAGTGGAGCAGTACACATGAGAGAAATCACAGTCGAGATTCGGGATGTCTATGGGCAGACGAAGTTCTATCCGTACTGCGAGGGCGCAAAGGTGTTTGCCAGCATTGCGGGTACGACGACTTTGACTGAGCAGAACATCAGACGAATCATGCAGCTAGGCTACAAGGTCAAGACCTTGCAGCGTCCCGTTGAGTTTATTGAAGGAGAGATGAAATGACAGCAGAAAGATTTTTTATTGAGCACTTTCGTGATGAGGCAATGTACCAAGAACTGTACAACTCACCTTTGTTTCCATTGGTGCGTGAACTCCAATTCAAGTTCGGCCTGAAGGTCATCCGCAATGTCGCTGGTGCGTGGCTGCTCGGTCACAGCAACGGCATCGCTGTCGGCAAAGTGTTTATCAAGACAATCGACGACAAGCCTACGTACTGCTTCCGCTCACCGTTCTACTCCAAGGAGCGTGGCAATAGCCGAGAGGACAAAGAGACTATCCGTAGCGGGAAAATCTCATCGCTGGTTGCTACGCTGTCCCGGTGCAAGATCATCCCCGCCGCGATTGATATGGAGACGAGGAAGGCCAAGCAAGTAGGCACTGCCCAAGAGATTCTTAAGAAATCATTGGGCGAGAGCAGGAAGATAAGCGAGTTCACCGCCGATGAGACACACGCCCTTTTGTTGATGGCTCTAGGTAGAAATCCTAATAGTGAGTGGGTGAAAGTAGACCAAAATAAATGTCAATCAGTTCTTGACAAATACGAAGAAGCTGATAGAGTAAGGAAGGTCAAGGTTGAAGAAGCTGACCGCATGTTCTTCAACCCGTACTGGATGATCGGTGTGGACGAGTTTGGCGACTACCTGATCGGCAAGTACAAGTTAACCAAATCAGTTGATGGAGTCGTAGGATGTCACGCAATGCAAAGTTTCAGTCGCTATCGCTCGTATGAGCAAGTGCCAGAACTCATCCCGCTGATGACTATGGTGAAAGTCGCGTACGAGAACCACGGGCGCAATTGCGGTGTCTTGCCCACCACAGATGCCTATGACGCATCGCTCGACTCGGTGTTCTTCTACAACACGTCTCCAACCCACTACGACCATGTGTGGATGGTTACCCCATGCTCCACTTGATTGGACACCTAAGCCCTGTTGTTCACCCAAGGAAGTGGGACCTCATACGGGTCCCTCTGCGCAGAATCGAGGACCGATACATCGTCTATGTGGCTGATGGCTTGGTGCGGTACTACGACGAGGACACATTGCCTGACCCGCTCAAAACGAAGATGGCAATGATCCTCGCGGCGTCCAACCAATTGCTTGAACACGAGGCGCGACTGCAAAAACTGTCTGTCTACGTCAACCCCATGTCGGCAGACTTTGATGACATTGGCTGGCGCGTGAGCGAGACGTACTTCTGCTTGGTGCTGGATAGAGAAACATTGGAATCATTGAAAGGAGGAACAAGTGGCACAGACACCCGAGGGCAAAGTCAAGGACAAGATCAAGGTGATTCTTAAGCGATATGGCGTCTATCACGTGATGCCGATTGGCACAGGCTACGGCAATGCGGGTGTGCCTGACTTCATATGTTGCGTCCCACCTCGGGGTGGATTCTTAGCTATCGAGGCCAAGGCCAACGGGGGCAAGACGACCGCACTCCAAGACAAGAACATTGATGAGATTCTTGTGCGTGGTGGCGAAGCGGTTGTCATCGACGAACACGGGTTTGCAACGCTGGAGGAACTACTGAAACAAATGACTGGAAAGAAACAATGACTGACGAAGACCGAAGTAACTTGCGAGACCTGCATGCAGGGTTCGCCATGCTTGGATTGATTATGAAAGGAGAAGAGCCGCAGAACATACCAACGCTGGCGTACATGTACGCCGATGACATGCAATCAGCACGAACTCAGCATGGGGCTGGGATTGTGTCTATCAAACGCCAAACCAAGAAGGAGAAGGCAAGTGAGTAAAGACAGAATTAGTGAAACAGTCCGTCTGATGATGAAGGACCGCACCATCACTGCATCGCAAGTGATGAAGAAGTTCAACGTCAAGAAGCAGTACGCATACAACTTGATGTCGATGGCCCGGCGGCAGATGCGTGAACTTGGCATAGAAAAAGTGCCAGTCGTACCACCTGCGCCAGTTCAGCAGATCGAGTTGCCTGTGGTTCTTGTGGACGAGACTCCACGCGAGGATGTCGTCAATCATCCATCGCACTACAAGGTGGGCGGCATTGAGACTATCGACTTTATTGAGGCGAAGCAACTCAATTACCACTTGGGCAATGTCGTCAAGTACATCACCCGAGCAGACCACAAGGGTTCGCGCCTTGAGAATCTGAAGAAGGCTGAGTGGTATCTCAAACGAGAAATCGAGAACGCAGCAGCCCACTGACCCCCGAATCAACCTAGCATTCCATGTCCACGTGGAACGCTAGGTTGATGCCAGTTCTCTAATTTTGGAGATTAACGATGGAAACAGGAACTGCGATTCTGATCGAACGCATGAAGACAAACCCCGAGGAATTCTTTGATGATGTGTACACCGGCAAGTGGCACAGAGTGTTGAACATGGCGAACGTCTGTTTGCCCGAGGAAGACAAACACGCACTCAGACAAGCCCAAGCCCGCATGCATATTGATCAATTTAATGAGTTGGTGCTCAGGACTCTAGCGGGTGAGGTAGAGCAAGACGAAGGGACCCTGACAATCACATCAAAAGGGAGATACGTGACAGGCTGGAACGACCCACGGCAAATGCATGCTGCCCAACAGGCTTTGAACAACATCACTCCAGGGTCAGTCATCACCGGAGCAAACGGTACATCAGCCGCTGATATTCTTCTCCAGCCTAGCGCGTTCGGTGCTGTGCCCGTGTCAACGTATTCATCGGGGGAATCATGATCGAGCAGTTGCAACCGTACCGTGACGCATGGCGGCACACCATTGAGGACGAGGGCGGCTACTGCCCCGTGTGTGCCCGTTGGGGGAAGATTTACGGGCGCTCGCTCAACGAGACAATGGCCCGCTCGCTGATCTGGCTCGTGTCCACACCGCTAGAGAATGGCTGGGTCGATGTCCCGCTCAAGGGGCCGCGCTGGCTGGTGCGTTCTAATCAGCTTCCCACGCTCAAGTGGTGGGGTCTCGTAGAGCGATGCCCTGCTGACGAGAAAGCCAAGATCAAGCACTCGGGGCTGTGGAGGTCAACCGACCTAGGTTACGACTTTGTTAGGTCAGCCGTGCGCGTCCCGAAGAAAGTGTTCACGTACAACGACCAAGTCGAAGCACAAAGCACCGAGACCGTGTCCATAGATCAATGCTTTAACACCCACTTTGACTACCAAGAAGTCATGAACTCACACTTTGCAAAATCATGAAGTGCCCCCTCTGCAACGCCCCCACAGAAGTTCAAAGCACACTGAAGGACGAGGATGGATTACCCATCAGAAGACGCCATTGCTTCAACGACCACACCTTCCTCACCAAAGAGCAAGCGATCACGCAACCAAAACCCAAACGAAAGCAAAAGGGTTCTGAGCCAAGAGGAACTTAAGGCATGGTGGCCCTTCACACGCTTGGACCCTCGTCGCTTTCCGAAGCAGCCCTCTGTCTATGAGACTGCTGAACCAGCACCTTTTTAGGAGAAGAACGATGGATGACTACGACAAGGTCTTACAGGTCATCAAAGAGATGCGCCCAGCAGCAGAAGCGGTAAAGGACAAGCCCGCATCATGGTGGCTGGATCGAATTGAAGAGGCAGTTAAACAACTCAAGGAGAAGAACACATGAAAGATGACGACGACACCCTGTGCTACCGCTCAGAGCTTGAGGCGGCGGTGAAAGCCGAGCGCGAGGCAACTGCCAAACGTTGCGCTGAGATTGCCGATCAAGCCGAGCCGTACCAAGCCGCTGATCTGATCCGCAAAGAGTTCGCCGTGGACCCCATGCCTTTGTTCGACGACTGGCCCGGAGGATGGAAGAAATGAGATTGGTAACTCTTGACTTTGAGACGTTCTACGACAACAAGATCAAGCTGGGTTTCAAGCACCAGACGACCGAAGAGTATGTGCGTGACTCAAAGTTTGAAGTCATAGGCGTCGTTGTTAAGGTTGACGACGGCGAATGTACTTGGGTCTCGGGCACACACGACGAAATGAAAAAGTTCTTGCTGTCGCTTGAACTTGATACGGCTGCCGTATTGTGTCATAACACTCTGTTCGACGGTTGCATTCTTAGCTGGCACTATGGCATCAAGCCCGCATTCTTTCTCGACACGTTAAGCATGGCGCGGGCGATTCACGGCGTGGATGCTGGTGGTTCGCTGGCTAAGTTGGCAGAGCGGTACAAGCTAGGCGTCAAAGGTGATGAGGTGGTAGCTGCCGAAGGCAAGCGGCGCGAAGACTTCAGCCCCGAAGAACTGCGTCGCTATGGCGAATACTGCAAGAACGATGTGGACCTGACGTTTAGGCTCTTCCAAATTCTCGCGAGCGCGACCCCGGATGACGAGTTTGAACTGATTGACATGACGCTGCGCATGTTCACTGAGCCGGTCTTTGAGGTCGATGATGCGCTCCTACAAAATCGCCTTGCTGAAGTGCAGCAGGAAAAGAGCGACCTGCTCAGGGGCCTGATGGAAAAACTTGGATGCCCCACAGAAGAAGCTGTGCGCAAGAAGCTGGCAAGCAACAAACAGTTTGCCATGCTGCTTGAAGAAAACAACGTCACGCCGCCGATGAAGGTGAGCAAGACCACGGGCAAGGATACGTTTGCACTGGCGAAGAACGATGAGGGGTTCTTGGCGCTGACGGAACACGAGGACCCGTTCATACAGCAACTGTGCGCGATACGTCTGGGCACGAAGTCAACCATTGAAGAGTCTCGCATCAAACGGTTCATCGACGTTGGCAAACGCAACGAGGGCAAGCTGCCCATCCCCTTGAAGTACTACGGCGCTCACACCGGACGCTGGGCTGGCATGGACAAGGTGAACTTCCAGAACCTGCCGAGCCGCGACAAGAAAAAGAAGGCGCTCAAGAACGCAGTGTTAGCACCGGACGGGCACATCGTCATCAACTGCGACTCCTCCCAGATCGAGGCGCGTATCCTTGTCTGGCTGGCGGGACAGCATGATGTGGTTGAGCAGTTCCGCAAGGGTGAGGACGTGTACTCCATCTTTGCCACGGACATCTACAACCGCCCTATCTCCAAGGCCAACCCTGTGGAACGTTTCGTGGGCAAGACCTGCATCTTGGGTCTGGGCTACGGGACTGGGGCGTTAAAACTTCAGCACACGCTCAAGACTACGCCGCCGGGAGCTATCGTCGATGAGGAAGAGGCCAAGCGCATCGTGGGCGTGTACCGGGACAAGAACCATGCGGTGATCGACCTGTGGCGCGAAGGCGATGAGGTCATCAGGACTATGGCTGATTGGGGCAACACCAAGCCCTTCTACTACGGGCTGAACAAGTGCCTAGTGGTGGACAAGGAAGGCATCCGGCTCCCCAACGGGTTGTACATCCGATACCCCGGCTTGAAGCTTGACACGTCGGAGGCCAAGAGCAAGTACGTGTACTCCAGCCGCAAAGGTCCCGTGCCACTGTGGGGTGGATCGCTGGTTGAGAACGTGGTGCAGGGCTTGGCGCGGGTCGTCGTTGGGCAGCAGATGCTCCAGATCAAGAAGCGGTATCCGGTCAAGCTGACCGTCCATGATGCTGCCGTCATCGTGGCTCCAGAGGCGCAAAAGGACGAGGCGCTTGAGTACATCATCGAGTGCATGTCCGAGCCACCTGAGTGGGCCAAGGGTTTACCCGTAGCCTGCGAAGCAAAGTTTGCATCCTCCTACGGAGAGTGCTGAAATTAGTCAAATTGGGATTGACAATATGCCACTCAAACAAGTAATATTTGGCTGGATCAAAGAGCTTTTGTCCAAGCCGGACCTGTTGTACCTCATGGAAAAAGAACTGCAAGAAGCAGCAAGGGATTTGTTGCGGGCAGAGTCCGCACTAGAGTACGCCCGCTGCATGGTCGAGTACAACACTGCCCGCGTTGAGCGACTGAAGAGCCACATCAAACTGTATGAAGGCACACAATGAACAACACTTGGTCGTACTCGTCCCTGAAGGAATACATCAACTGCCCACGGCAGTACCACGAGGTCAAGGTTCTCAAGAACTTCACCAAGCGGGTGACTCAGGAGATGACGTTCGGCACTGAGGTTCATAAGTATTGCGAGGACTACGTTGGCGAGGGTAAACCCTTACCCAAGAACTACGAACACTTCAAGCCCGTGCTGGATGAACTTCTGGCAATCCCCGGCACTCGATACCCCGAGTACAAGATGGCCCTTGATGCTGAAGGAAAGCCATGCAGCTTTGGTGCGTCAGACCGCTGGGTGCGCGGGATAGTTGATTTGTTGATTGTCGATAATGACCAAGGGTACATCGTGGACTACAAGACCGGTAGCAGCAAGTACCCTGATCCAAAACAATTAAAACTGATGGCGTTGATGGCGTTTGCCCACTTCCCGCAGTTGCAGAAGATCAAGGCCGGGCTGCTGTTCATCGTGCATAACAGTTTTGTCGATGAGTCGTACACCCGAGACCAGATCGATGAGCTTTGGGATCAATTTCATCCTGACCTTATCAGGCTCGATGCGTCACACGTATCGGGCGTTTGGAATCCGAATCCGACACCGCTTTGCGGCTGGTGTCCTGTCAAAACATGCGAGTACTACAAGGAAAGACGATGAGCACAGAGGTTGTGATTGATTACGCCTATCCCATGATGATGGCTGAAAAAGCGCTGAAGGACGCGCATAATTGCCTGTTGCGCAAGGATTTCAACGAAGCCATTGAGCAGTTGCTTGTGGCTGCGACAGAGACTAGGATCACTATCACTTCTGTCAAACACATGAAGGAGCAGCACGATGCCCTACGTAAACAAACCCAGACCGTATGAGAAGGAATACCAGCAGCAGTTGTCCCGCAAGGAGCATGAACGCCGCATGGAGCGCCAACGCGCCCGCAGGTCGATTGACAAGAACGGTACTGATGCCAACGGCAACGGCAAGGCAGATCGACGCGAAGGCAAGGATGTCGCACACGTCAAGGCGCTGGACAAGGGCGGCTTGAACAAGGATGGTCTGCGTATCGTGTCGCCATCTAAGAACCGCTCGTTCAAACGCGACTCGAAAAGCAACCTCGTGTCTGAGACAAGCAAACGAGAACGCAAGAAGTAATTGTTTTTGCCGTAAGGCACGAGTGGGCAAGACCGGGACATTTGCAGGAGCCACCCGGATTAACCGTGTCAGTCAAGCGGCGCTATGCAATTCCTCCTTTCTGGCGTGACAGGCTTGACCGACTGACCCCCGTAAGGGGTCTTCGTTAAAACACAGTGAAGGACAGTTCGATGAACGTAGTAGAGGACACAGTTGTCCACATGCAAGTGCCATCCACCGACCTGAAGTTTCTTGTCGGACACATTGATCGGGTCGAGGTCATCAAGGATGACGGCAACATGGCAGATGTCGTCGTGTACTGGGGCCTACAAGAGATGCAACGTCTCGTGCGTCTTTACGGTGACGCACCAAGCCCGATGGACAAAGAGTACGAGTGGCCCGGCCTGTACGCGCCATTTGCCCACCAAAGGATCACCGCTTCATACTTGGCGCTGCGCAACCGTGCGTTCTGTTTCAACGAGGCAGGCACAGGCAAGACATCGTCTGTCATCTGGGCGGCAGACTATCTGATGAACCAAGGGCTGGTCAAACGGGTGCTGGTCATCTGCCCGCTGTCGATCATGTACTCCGCATGGCAGGCCGACATCTTCAAAACAGCCATGCACCGCACAGTCGGCGTGGCGCACGGCGAGACAAGCAAGCGCATCAAGATCATCAAGGGTGGCTACGAGTTCGTCATCATCAACTTCGACGGGGTGGGGACTGTAGCCGATGAGATAGGTAAAGCAGGGTTTGACCTAATTGTGGTTGACGAGGCCAATGCATATAAAACGGTTTCGACGAAACGCTGGAAGACCTTGGCAAAGCTCATCACCCCCTCGACCCGTCTTTGGATGCTCACGGGTACGCCCGCATCGCAGTCTCCGCTGGACGCCTATGGCCTTGCCAAGCTGGTCAACCCCGAGGGTGTGCCCAAGTTCTTTGGTGCGTGGCGCGACAAGGTCATGCACTCCATCTCGCGCTTTCAGTGGGCACCGCGCAAGACCGCAAAGTCCACCGTGTTTGAGGCGCTCCAGCCAGCGATCCGCTTCGAGAAGGCCGACTGCCTAGACCTGCCTGAAGTGGTGTATCAGACCCGTGAAGTGCCGCTGTCTGCACAGGTGGAGAAATACTACAAGCTGCTCAAGAAAGAGATGCTCATCAGCGCAGCCGGGGAAGAGATCAGCGCGGTCAACGCCGCTGCCATGATGTCCAAGTTGTTGCAGTTGTCGGGTGGAGCAATCTATACCGACACCAAAGAGGTGGTGGAGTTCGACGCATCGCCACGGTTCAACGCGCTCATGGAAGTGCTGGACGAGACAGAACACAAGGTCATCGTCTTCGTGCCCTACACCCACACGATTGAGATCGTGTCCAAGTTCCTCACCGCACAAGGAGTCACCAATGAAGTAATCAACGGAGCAGTCTCAGCATCAGCGCGTTCGGACATCATCAACAGGTTCCAGACGCAAGACAGTCCAAGAGTTTTAATCATCCAGCCGCAAGCTGCATCGCACGGCGTGACGTTGACCGCTGCAAACACCGTTGTGTTCTGGTCGCCTGTCATGTCTGTAGAGACTTATCTGCAATGCATCGCACGTATTGATCGCGTCGGGCAGAAGAACAGCATGACCGTTGTGCATCTGCAAGGGTCAGAGGCCGAGCGAAAAATCTATCAGATGCTTCAGAACAAGGTCGATATGCACGAGAGTCTGGTTGATCTGTACAAGCAGGAGTTAGGAATATGAGTGACACCACAGTTGAAACAGTGAATCTTGAAGAATTGGTCAAGACATACTTGACAATCAGGAACGAACGAGAGAAGATAGAGGCCGAATGGAAGGTCATCGACAAAGAGCTTCAGACCGACATGCAAGCACTAGAGAGTCAGATGCTCGTTGCATGCAATGACAACAACGCCAGCAGCATCAGGACAGCAAGCGGCACAGTCATGCGGCGTCTCAATGAGCGATACACAGTTGCTGACGGTGATGCCTTTCGTCGGTTCGTCATGGAAAACGGAGTACCGGAGTTGTTTGAGCAGCGCATCGCTCAGACCAACTTCAAAGAATTCATCGCTGAGAGGAAAGACGATGGTCTGCCGCCCGGTGTGAATGTGATGAGGGAATTCAGCATCGTTGTGCGCAAGCCCTCCAATTAAGTAAGTTCAGTCAACCAAGGAAATTTAAATGAGCAATGATCTCGCAACCCTGTTCAGCGGCGCAGTTATGGCCCCCATCGAAGGGCTTGATGAAGACACCCTTGCAGTCGCAGGTGGTGCGCGTCAAAACAAACGCATCTCTATCAAAGGCGGTGTGTTCCGCAAGTACGCTGGCGGGAAAGAAATTGGTGCCATCGAAGATCGGCACATGAACGTCATCTTTGTGAAGATGGCACACAAGGCATCCCGTATGTACTACGAGGGCGCGTATCAAGAAGGCCAGAAGGTCAGCCCTGTGTGCTGGTCAACCGACTCTGAAAGGCCCGATGCCGATGTGAAGTCACCCTGCGCTGCTTCGTGCGGTGACTGCCCCAAGTCTGTCAAAGGCTCTGGCGCTCAAGGCACGGGCACTGCATGCCGTCTGTCATGGCGCACTGCGGTGGTTCTCCCCAATGACCCCGCTGGGGACGTGATGCAGTTGGTGCTGCCTGCAACTTCTTCCTTCGGCAAAGAAGACAACGGTCGTTGGCCCTTCCGTCCGTACATCCAGCATCTGGCGTCCCACAACGTCTCTGCTGGGCGCGTTATCACTCGCATGGCGTTTGACACCAAGTCTCCGACGCCCAAGGTGTTGTTCAGCCCTGCGGGCAAGGTGGCAGATGAAGACCTGCCGATCATCGCTCAACAGGCCAAGAGCGCAGCGGCTGAGAGCGCGATCAAGATGAACGTGTATCAGGCTGATAACAGCGAAGCAGAAGTTGCACCGCAGCAAAACGCACGGGAAGAAGTCGGTGACATGCCTGAGCCGATCAAGCGTGAATCCACCAAAGCCGCAGCGGATGAGAAGAACATCTCTGACGTGGTCAAGAAGTGGTCTAAGAAGTAAGGATAGGGAATGTCACGACCATACAGCGAAGCCTTTTTGATTGAGTTGCACAAAGCCAATCCCAACAAGGCTGGCATTGCGCTGGCGCTTGCTTGCGTGAATGCAAACCTTCCGGCAAAGTACGTGGCCGAAGCGCTTGAGGTGACTCGGATGACCGTCTTCAGTTGGTTTCGTGGCAAACCCATCCGTCACAATAACCTGCTGAAGATCGAAACCTTCACTGATCTGGTGGAAAGCGACACCGCAAAAGGCATCTTGCCAGCCAAGAACACTGCGGCAGCAAGAGCCTACATAGAGGAGATGATCGGACGCAAAATTTAACCGGGCCAGCGGAGGCTGGTCCCCCTTTTCTGAGCGGGCATCGTCCCGCTCTTTTCAACTCTGACGAGACATGTTAAAACAATTCTACGAGAAAGCATTACCAAGTCAGGGTGTCTATTGTGTCGGTGAACTTGATCGAACCAAGCCAAAAGGCGAAGACTGGAGAAATCATTTCGCCCGCACACTTGACGAGGTGTTCGACAAAGTCGATGCCGTCAAAGCAAGACACCATGATGTGTACGTTGCGATGGGGACATTTAACGGCTTCAGCCGTCAAGCAAAAGAGTGTGTCTATTTCAGTTCGCTGTTCATAGATTTGGACGTAGGAGAGGGCAAGCCTTACGCCACCAAAGAGCATGCACTCAGCGCGCTGGACAAGTTCGTAACTGAGCAAGAGCTTCCACCACCCAACCGTGTTGACTCCGGTAACGGCATCCATGCGTACTGGCTGTTTGGTGAAGACATATCAGCCAAAGAGTTTCTGCCATACGCCAAGCTGTGGAAGAAGCTGTGCCTGAAGAACTTCACGATTGACCCGCTGGCTACCCCGGCCAACCTAGCGCAAGTCATGCGCTGGGCGGATTCAAAGAACTACAGATACGAGCCGTCCTCGGACACCAAGTTCTTGGATGACGAGGTGTATGAGTACGACTTCGGCATGTTCAAAGAGTTCCTTGGGGAACCTGAAGGCGAAGTAGAGGACGTGCTGGCAACAGTATCGAAGGGCTTGGACGATGACACCAAGGCGATGCTCAAGCTGGACAACTTCGCCAAGACATTCGATGTGCTGGCCCAGAAAAGTTTGGACGGGACGGGCTGCAACCAGATCGCCAACATCTTGGTCAATGCAGCAACACTTGAGGAACCCCTGTGGTGGGCGGGGCTGTCGATAGCAAAGTTCTGTGACGATGGAGCCACCGCCATCCACAAGATGTCTGAAGACCACCCCGAGTACAACCATGACGACACAGAAGAAAAAGCAAGTCGCTTTCCTGCTCCGAGGACATGCGAGTGGTTCCTCAGCAACTACCCTAGCCACTGCGAGGGATGCCAGCACAAGGGAAAGATCACAACCCCCATCGTCCTTGCCAAAGAGTTCAAGCCAGCCGCCTCGACAAATAAAGAGGAATCAATTCGGGCGCAGGAGGGTTCCCAAGCTATTCCAGATTTCCCGGAGTTTCTTTTCCCCTTCATGAGAGGGCAGAAAGGCGGCATCTACTACCAGCCCCCGACCAAGTACAACAAGCAAGGCGAGAAGATCGAGCAGGACCCCATCCTTGTGCTGCCGCATGAGTTCTTTCCGGTGCGCAGGATGTTCAGCAAACATGATGGCGAGTGCCTGCTGATGCGCTTGCAACTGCCGCGAGACCCCGTCCGGGACATCCTCGTTCCCATGAAACACGTATACGCTCTGGACAGCTTCAAGGCCCTCATGTCGTCCAACGGCGTATTCGCCTCAGCAGAGAAACTACCGCACCTTATGAACTATGTGATCAAGTGGGGTCAGTACATGCAACTGACCGACAAGGCCGAGATTATGCGGATGCAGATGGGCTGGACCGAGGACATCACCGATCCAGAGTGGGACAAGCGCAGCTTCGTGATTGGCAAGAAAGAAGTGTTGCACACAGGAGAGATAGTTGACGCACCGGCGTCACCCTTTGTGCGCGGCATCGCCAAGTTCCTCGTCCCCAACGGCACGTACGAAAGATGGCGTGAGTCAGCAGACTACTTGGACAAGCCGGGCTTTGAACTCCATGCGTTCGCCATGCTGTGCGGTATGGCCTCTCCGTACATGACCTATACGTCAACTTCCGGGGTCACAGTTTGCTTGCTTGGCAAGTCAGGCACAGCCAAGACCGGAGCAATGTACGCAGGTTTGAGCGTCTGGGGGCATCCAAAAGACCTGAGCATCCTTGAGTCCACGGACAACGGCATGGTGGGTCGCTTCCTCGGGCTGCACAACATCCCGCTGGGCGTCGATGAAATATCGAACAAGGACCCGAAGATTCTAGCCCAACTGATCCACAAAATCTCCACCGGCAAAGCCAAGATCAAGATGCAAGCGTCAGTGAACGCTGAGCGCGAATACGAGATGAGCGCGTCCTTGATCGCACTGATGACCACCAACCAATCCGCATACGGGAAGCTGGAGATCGTCAAGGCCAACCCAGACGGAGAGGCAGCGCGTTTGATCGAGATGCTGGTCAAGCGCCCCGCGCTGTTGGAGGGAGATGGCGGCACGGGCCTTGGACGGCACATCTTCGATGCCTTCCGTCTGAACTTCGGGCATGCTGGCCCGCGCTTGATTCAGGCAGGACTGCGCCTTGGCGACAACTACATCAGGGAGCGCATCCAGTACTGGGACGAACACTTCGTCAAGGGCTTTGGGGAGGACGTGACCTACCGCTTCTATCAGAACCTGATGAGCGTGGTTGGCATGGTCGGTGAGATGGCGCACAACGAGAACATCATCAATCTGGATGTGAACCGGGTGTTCAACGAAGCGATGCTGGAGATGATTACCATCCGCGACAAGGTGGTCAAGGTCAACCGCACCGACTATCCGTCTGTCTTGGGCGACTACGTCAACAAGAACTTGGGCAACATCTTGGTCATCAAGGACAACAAGGTGGCTATGGAGCCGCGCGGCCAGATCGTAGGGCGCATTGTCAGCGATGAGAACCTCATGCAAATCTCCAAGACCGACTTCAAGAAGTACCTTGCAGAGCGGCAGATCAGTTCTCGTGAGTTTGAGTTTGAGATGCGGGAGAAGAACCTGCTGATCGACGACAAGAAGGGCCGTCTGACTACCGGATGGAAGTCAGCCGTACACGTAGACCCAGCGTATTTGTACTGGTTCAGAACCGAGTTGCCAGATGATTTCTTTGCTAACACCGACTCAAATAACTGAACCGGAGTGGGTCTTCCCGTTTACAGGCATGGAGGTGGGGGACAGCTTTTTCGTCCCCACTCTACGCCTAGCTGAAATGATCTACGCCATCGACAGCGGAGCCAAACGCGCCAAGATCAAAGTCAAGTGCTACATCACAACGAAGGATGACCACATTGGCGTAAGAGCTTGGCGTACCGCTTAACGCTCCATGCCCAGGGCTTTGAAGTCCTGAACCATCTGGTACTTGAGCACGTTCTGCTGCATGGTCGAGATGCGCAGCAGTTCGTCTCGGGTCTTTGGCGAGAGGCCGGGCATGGTGCGGATTTCCCTTGCCTCTGCACGAAGCCGATTGAGTTCGCCTTGACGGCTACGGTATGCATCAACCAGCATTCCGTGCAGAGGATTCTTTGCCTCGTACTGGGCCAGCCGCGCAGGGTCGCGCTGGTCCAGCGTGTTCATGCGCTTGTCGATCTCAAGAATGCGCTTTTCTATCTCGCCGTATTCGCGGGAGTCCACGTTGGTTTTGGCACCAAAGAAGCTGCCAATCAGCGGCACATCGGTCTTGATGTTGAACGTCTTTTCGCCTCGGTCGAGATTGACCCACGAGTAGAGAACTTCACCGACTTTTGCCAGACCATCCAGATAGCTGTTGGCAAAGAAGTAGAGCGAATTTGGAGAAACATCAACCGACCCAAGCGATGCATTGAAGAAGTACTCAGCGGCGTCCTTGTAAATCTCAGGAATTCGATCCCCACCAGTAAAGGCATCACCCATGCGGCGAGTCGCTGCGCTGTTGATTGCCTGTCCGATACCGTTGGTGTTCATCGCAAACTCAAATAGAGGACGAAGTGCGGTAGGTGCAAGCGTGTCAACCACCCATTTTCCAGCGGACTCAGGTGACTCAGTCAGCGGAATCTTAGACAACGGCAAAGGCAAGAACGAGTCAGCAAACGATGTGAATATGTTGCCAAGCATTTCTTTTGCTGAAGATGCTCCGGCAGCAAACCCGGCAAACTGAGCACCAATAGCTGCGAACGCACCAAGACCGAAGCCCCAAGGTATCTGGAACACAACGTCACGCCCGATACCCGCTTTCTCCGACACTTCATTTGGAATATGGAAACGAACAAAGCGAGTCCACTGTCCCATGTTGTCGTTCTTGACGGTGTTACGCTTCCACTCATCATCAGGTGCCATCATTGACGACATGTAGAAAAGCGCAAAGCCCGCGCTCATAAGAGCGCCGATCATAATTTGTGCGTTCTGTCGCTGTTTAGCGTAGTTGGTTTTGAACTCTTCCAAAGCTTTTGGGTTTTTAGATACGCCGTCTTTGTCAGGTCGAATGTTGCTTGGCAGGTCATTCACCGCCATATCCAGCGTACGGAAAGCAGGCAAAGTTGCCTCAGCCGCACGCATAGCGCCTGTCGCAGAAGCACGAATGAACATATAGGCCGCACCCATTCCTCGTGCATACTCACCAGCCTTTTCAAAGTTGGCAAGGTTCTTGGTCCACGCGGCAGCTTCAGTTCCTGCGGCTCGGTTGGCCGCTTCCTCTGTCATTCCCTTGGCGATGTTCTTCTTAACAAGCTCTTCTTTGCGCAGCGCAAAGGCAGCGGTGCGGCTTGTGAATTCAAACATGTCGTTCCACACATCGACGAACTTATTGAATTTCTCAACGTTGTCTAAGATTCGACGTTTGCCAAGACCGGTGTTGAGGTCATGCAGGCTGGACTTGAGGGAGAAACTCTCCAAGTAAGTGGTCTTGCCGCCACGGCGCAGGTACTCAACCATGTCACGCACGAAGGGGTCTTTGCTGGCAAGATCAGCCAGCATTCGCGCACTTACTGGATCGCCCTTCTCATGCAAGATAGCCACTTCCATAGCCTTGCCAAGACCGTTCTTGACCACCATTGCACTGATGGTCTTGATGTACTGCGCGGACTTCATCGGTCCAAGCTCTGCACCCATAGTCCATGCGTTGGTCAATGAGTCACGCACAAAGTTAAGCGGCGCAAAGTTGTAGTTGTACCGCGTGTGCATGGCACCAAAAAAGCCCGTCACGGAGTTCAGCATGTCGAGCGTAGGCGCTGCATCACGGAACGAATAACGCAGCGCGTCTATAAGTTTGGGGTCTCTGATTTTGACAATGTCTATCGACCCATCTGGGTTGTAGACAAAGATGTTGCTGTCGCCCTTGAACTCAGTCAGATCAACAGTGTTGCGTTCCGCAAATTCGATATGGGCAACAACTTCACCATCCTCAATGACGCCTGTGCCAGTTGGGTTGTACTTGTTTGGCTTGACCGCATTTTTGATTGACTGCATGTAGTTGCGACGGCCAGCCCGACCAGCAGACCGGAAGGCATCGCTCATCATCTGCAAGAATGGGTTATCAGAAGTACTAAAACGGCCGTCCGCAGAATAGATAATCTCTTGTAGTTCTTTACCCGTTGCCTTGTTATCAAAGGAAGTGAATTCATCCGCCACAGAATGTTTTGACACGCCCTTGAACGGCATGTAGTGCTGATAGTTGTACATGCCGACCAGATTGGACACGGGGAACGACCAGTAGTTGCCGATCTTGTTCAGATCAGCCGTGACCTTGGTGATCTCTCGGGCTTCAGCAAAAATTTTATCCAGCAACTGTCTCTGCTCGTCAGGAAGTGCTTGGTACTCTTGCATACGCAAGTCAACTTCGTCTTGGTTGATACCCAGCACGTTGTAGTCAGAAGAGTCTTTATTGATGTCTTTTATGCCGGGCCGAATACTGTCACCAGCAGGGTCTGCATAATTGTTGGCTAGGTGAGTCAGTTCATCCCAAAGCTGCCGCTGCTGAGCTTCGGTCAACTCAATACGATCTTTGAGACCTGATTTATTAGACCTAGGGTCACCAAGAATATCAAGGCGACGCTGAGCCGCACTAACCATCTGTCCGTTGTGTTTTATGTTTTTTGTTGTGCTGAGCGGCACAGAGGTAACCCACTTTACGTTGCGGCGCTCAGGCTCGTGAAACATCTCTGAGAACATGTGCAGATCAATCAACACGTCATCGAGCTTTTGCCCAGTCATCTTGACGTAGTCGCTGATTGACTGCTTGATGTTGTCCATCGGTACGCGAAGGTACCGATTCACAAAGTTACGTGCTTCGCCCGCCGCCAGATCGCGCTGTTCGTCGAAGTTGTTAAACGCGCCGTCCATGTCCCGGTTAATAAGACCCGACAAGTCAAGCTTGCGGTGCAGGCTACGAGATTGAATGCTCTTGTCTTGGAACCGACGGACGGTTTCTCTCCACCCAGCAGCCGTAGTAAGAGACCGCCAGATTTTTCCGGGCGTCGAGTCAATCTTTTCCTTGACGCCGGGCTTGTAGAACTCGCGTGTCTGGGTATTATTAACACCACCAGCCCGTGTTTCTTTTTCTTCTCCCTCAGTAGGCTGTGCAGCAGGGGCAGCGGCAGGAGCAGCAGCCGCACCCTTCTTCGATTTTTTGAATAGCGGGGGCGGCGCGGGCAGCCTTGGTATCTTGGCATAAAGCTCCGCGCCGATGCCTTCCTTGCCAGCCAACTGCGTGATACCGCCTTCGGGTGCAGCAAGAATGAGTTGAACCATCTCTGAGGCTTCCAGCAGCAGATTGCCTTTGTAGCCGGGTTCACGCAAGATTTCGCGCTTGAGGTTTGCTACGCCGTTCTGGATAACCATCTCGCTGCGCAAAGGCTCGATCTTGGCTTCCTTCATCTCCTTGTCTGGATCATCAAACAACGACTCAGGCGTAAGAGCTTCGCGCTCTGCCAATGACAGTTCTCGTTCTTCAACACGCTCATCCGCAGCAATACGCCGGGCTTCAATCTCTGCTTTGGTCTCAGCAGCTTTTTCTTGTTTGGCTGTCTTGGCTTTAGTGGTCCGCGACTTCTCAGTCGGCATCAACACCTTGGTGTTCTTAGCGCCGGGCGTAAACAGCTTGTAGAGATACGCTAGCGTGCCGGTGTACGCACCCCACAAGTTGTCCATGAACGAGTCATAGCGGGACTCGCCCCCTTTTGCTTCGCGCTCAAGCTGGATATCCTGCGCTTGTTCTTCAGTCTTTGCAGTGGCTTCAGCCAACTTGCCAACTTGCTGCTGCGCCAAGTCATACTGAAAGTCCATGTCCGTCTGGGAGTAAGCGACGAACTCGTAGAGGTTCTCAAACGCATTCGGGTACTTGCTGCCAAGGCGCGATTTGGCCGCTGCCGCAACCCTGATAAGTTGCTCAACTGCTTTGCGAGAACGCTCCGTCAACACAGACGGGTCGATGTAGAACTGATGGATGATCTTGACCGTAGCGGCATGCACCAATTCATGAAGAATGGTGGCTTCATCCAGCCCGTTCGGGCCGACATACAGTGTGTTGGTGTTGGCATCGTAACGAGCAATCTGGTCATAGACCATGTTCTCGTCGTACACAACGTTGACCTTGAAGCCCTCGATGTTGTTCAGCGTGCTTGCAAGCCCACGAAAGACCTGCATGGCAACCGAATTACGAATGTTGACCGGACGCCGCGCAAAACGTGGCTTAAGGCTTCCAGTTTTGCCGCGCTGAACACCAGCCAGAAAGAAGTCGCTTACCTTCTTGAGCTTTAGCCCGTTGCCTTTCTCGCTGATGTAGTTCAGTACGGTCTTTATGTCACCTTTGGCAAGCGCCTCGATGATGTTGTCAGGCAGGATGTCTCCCTTGCCTGCGGGCTGAGACTTGCGGGCGCGCTCCGCTGCATCGAGCATCTGGCGCGTTGCATCCGTTTCGGCTTGGGCCAGCGCCTCTCTTGAAGCTTCGTCAGTCTTTTCTTTCTGAATCTGCGCTTTGACGGCTTGGAAGGCAGAGTACTGCTCAATCGCACTGTTCGTTTTATTGATTGCAGTAAAGAGCCGCTTGCTCTCGTCCGACAAAGAGTTCCACGCCGGGAACGAATACGACAGTCCAGTCTTACGCCCAAACGAATCACGCTCGCGGTTGTAGTCCTCTCTGCCTTTCGTCTCTCCTTCGATGGTCTCTTCCCTTTTGCCCAGCCTGTAGTCAGACAGCCTGCGTGCCGCACGGGCGTGTTCTTGGGCGGTGCCAGCACCGGGACGTGCAATGCCCTCTTGGAAGTAGACGCGCCGCTCATCGTTGGTCAGCTTGTCGTAGGCGGGTAGTTGTTCGGACTCGTCTTCGATGGTCTGGTTGAACTTTTGCCGCTCAGCCTCGTATGCCTCGATCTGAAGATCAGGTGGTACGTATGAAGTTTCTTCGCGCAAAGTCTGGCCAGCAAGTTCGGTGGCGGGAATATCAGACATAGGTCTGCCTTCCCGCGCCTTTTCAAAAGCAATGGCTTCTTTGATACGCGCACCGAACTGCTGTGCCGACTCATCTGCACTTCTGCTCAGACCATACCGACGACCAAGCTTGTCCAACTGCTCATCACGAGACATCTCAGCGCCAGTGCGTCTAGCAGACAGAGATGAGTCTCCGCCAAGAAGATCATTGAGCAAGTCCTCGTCAGTCTGCGCAGCGCTCTTTGGCTTAGTAGCGGCGGCTTTACGGCGCTCTAGTTCTTCAGCGGCGTCTTTGCGTAGATCGGCGCTAAGTTTTGGGTCATTAGCAACACGAGCAACTAGATCGTCGGAAAAGCCAACAAAAAATTGCTCCTGTAATCCTGCGGAAGTGGTGGGAGTTACTGCACCCGGCTTTGCTCCTTTTCCAGCAGCAGTTGTTGTAGTAGCTGCTCCAGCAACATCCACTCCACCGGGTTTAGCTGCTGTAGTTCCTCCGGCGGTGTCGATTGCACCGGACTGTCCAGCCATGCCAACGCCTGCTCCACCTGCTTGATCGACATTTCCTGTAGTTGAGACACTTGGCGCTCCTTGCTGTCCGAGATGGGCACGGATAAGTTCGATTCCGGCAAGATTGCTCGTGCCGACTGGAATTTTGAGACCAAGCGCTTGAGCGACTTTACGATACTCAGGCTGTTTAATTGTGCCGCCAGCATCAATCCCTGCAAGGTACTCGGTGGCTTTTGTGGTGGCCTCATCAAGACGGAGTTTGGCGGCTGCGGCCTCGGTGTCGGCCCTGGTCTTGCCCGCTGTAGTTTCAGGGGCGGCTCCAACCAGAGGCTTGCCAGCAGCGTCCGTGGCAGGCACCAGCAGATTCAAGTCATCAGAGCCGGGCGCGGGTGGTTTGAACTGTTTGTTCTCGCCCGCTGTTGTAAAGACCGTCTCCCTAAGAGCGTCGTCAGCAGCCTTAGTAGTGGGCTGGTCGCGGAAAAACTCACGCTTGCCTGTGTACGCTTCACGCCCGCCAGCGGTTGCGCCCATACCAAGACCAGCAAGGCCCTCAAGCGTACCTTGCCCAACCACACCGCGCATGGTGGGCACATCAAAGCCTTCGCGCTGCTGAGCGATGTTCTGAGCCAACTGCTCTTGGCCACCCTGAATAAACTCAGTGCCGAACTCTTTGCCGCCGGTTATTGCTGCTTGCTTGGTGATGCCGCGCTTAGCCGCCAGTTCAGCGGCTTCCCTTGATGCGGTCTTCAGCGCCGTCTCGGTCGCGCCCTTCTCTACGGCTTTGCCAGCAATTTGTTTTGCCAACGCCCGCGCGATGATGGGTTCAGCGCCTGTCTTTGCACCGACTGCGCCAATGATGGAGCCTAGCAGGATAGAGTCGAGGTTCTTGCCGCCGTACGCCTGTGCATCAACGGCGATTTTTTCGATCTGTTCGGGCGTCAGACTGAGTTCTTTCTGGCCGGTGAGAATCTCTTTCGTAGCGTCGTAGACCGCGCTCTTAATCGTGCCCGCACCCATGACCGCGCCAGTACCAAGCGTAGCGGCAGCAGTTGCAGCGGCGGGAGCACCAAGAACAAACGCACCGACAGAGGCCAAGATAGCAGGAGCAGACGTACCAAGCGCGTTGACAACTAGGTCAACAGGGGCAACCTGAAACGCTTTCACGCCAGCCATGACTTGGTCAAGGACACCCTTGTCCTCAGCCTCCTTCATGATCTGCGCCATGCGCTTGCTGTCCTGTTTGGACTGGGCGCTGTAGAGTTCAGCAATCCAGTCTTCTGCGCCGCGCAAACTCTTGGACAACGCCGTGTCTGCTCCGAAGGCGTCAGAGATCAAGCGGATGCCGGTAGTGACGCCCCCTGCCAGCTTGAGCGGCACATCTGCAAACTGACGAAAAACGCTTTGGTCTTCCGGCCTTGGCTCAGGCTGACTTGCCACAGGAGCAGCTTGCCCCGGTGTGACTGTGGGAGGAGCAGCTTGCCCTGCTGTGACTGTGGGGGGAGCAGTGCCCCCGGTGTACCGAGTCGCTATGGCTTCAACAATTTCTCTGTGCGTAAAGCCGTCTTTTAACGCTTTCTGAATGTCGAGATTAAACTTTTGGCCGAGCGCAGCCGCAATCTCTGCGTCGGTGAACCCGTCCTTACGAGCATTCTCGACGTTAAAGTTCATGTCTTACCTCGTCAATGCGTTGAGCTTTTGCTGAAGTCTTGCAACATCGGCAGCATAACGCTCAATTGCCTTCGTATCTTTTGAATTTGTAGCCGCTACGAGAAATTGTTGGGCTTGTGCCAACTCTTGCCTTGCAAGCTCAACTCGCGCTACGTTTGGTAAATTTGCAGCGTCTGACGCAGCAGGTTGCGGTTTCGGCGCAGTGGCTCCCGGAGATGGCGCAGCGGCTCCTGAAGGCGGTGCAGTGCCCCCTGAAGGCGGCGGGGCGTTACTTAGACCAAGACTAGCTGCCGCCCCTGCCACACGATCTGCGGTTGGGGCTGAAGATGCTGCCGCACCGGCCCCGGCAGGGGAACCAGAAGTTTGAAGGCCGAGACGGCCATAGGCCATGTCAGTGTTACTTCTGGCGGCTTGCGCCCTAGCGGTCCACCCTTTTTGGCGTTCATTAATACGTCCTTGTGCCTCAGCGACTTTTTTCTCCATGCCCGCTGGTATCTCGCCTTTTTCGTTTCTCAACGCTGCGGTCTTTAGATCGGCCTTGTGTTGGTCGCCATTTTCTTCAAACGCAATACGCTCCAACGTACGGCGCTCTTGTTCGCTAGCAACCTGATACTGGCTAAACCTTTTGGCGTCCGCAATCTCTCCACTACGTTGAGCGCGGTTAGCAGATTCGTCTTTCGCGCGAATTTCCGCAGCGCGTACCTGTGCATTAGCCGAGAACTTAGTGCCCTCCAAATTGCGCTTAGACGCTTCTTCGCTCTGCTGAACCTGCATCAGACGTTCTTGCAGATTCATAGCGCGGTCGGCAGCCTTCTCCTTGAGGGCGCGTGCCTCTTTCATGTCGCCAAGCTTCTCCAACCGGATGGAGTTGTCGATGTCATACATGACCTTGTCAAGTTCGCGCTTTATTTTCTTCTGCTCTTTTTCGTCAGAAATCAAATCAGGAATGGTTTTCTCAAGCGCGTTCAGACCAGCAGCCAGAGTGGGGCCGGGAGTCGAACCCCACTTAGCGAAGAACTGCGCAAGGCGCATGTGGCGTTGACGCTCAGCTTCATCTTTGGCGTTGGCACGCTCAGCCATGACCTGCTTGCGGTACTCTGCAACAGCAGTGTTCTCAGGCTTGCCAGTTTCAATATCCTCTAAAAAGGCCGACACCGGACGATTCGCCCTTGTACGCGCCTCGTATTCAGCACGCTGCGCATCAGCCAGTGTGCCAGTGAATGTGGGTTCTGCGGTAACAGGAGCGGTGCCAGCCCGTGCTTCGGCTTCACCAGCAACCCTCTCAGCCGAAGGAGTAGCTCCCGAAGGGGCTACAGGAGCCGCCGCAGGGGGAGGAGCAACGGAAGTAATCCCAGCGCCTTGTGCTTCAGCTTCACCAGCCCGATCATCAGCCGTAGCCGCACCGCCCGCAGGGACCTCCACAGGAGCGGGTTGAGCAGCCTCCATAATTCCAGCGGGCGCAGCCGCAGGGGCCACCACAGGAGCGGGTTGAGCAGCCGCCGTAATTGCGGCGGGCGCAGGTTCGGCTTGTGGTACAACAGGTGGTGCAGTCTGGGCACGAGGAGGTCGCGCCGAAGCCAGCCTCATGCCGAAGTTTTCCTCCAATCTCCTCAGAGTCGCATCAGCTTCTTCTTGCGCCCGATCAACCACTTCACGCGAAAAATGCTTGCCAGCATTAAGCGGCAAGCCGGAGGCTACAGCGAGGTTGTTTTTGTAGTATTCAACGATCTGCCCAATTCTGGGATCGTCTGCGTTTTTGGTCGGGGGCGTGAACATCCCACCCACAAGCGGTGCTTCAGCCGCCGCTTGTGCAGGCGCAAGAGATCGAGACGCTGTGGGAGGAGCAGCTTGTGGTCCCGTTGCCCCTGCGATACCCAAATTGACAGGCTCAAGAGGAACAGTAGGAGGAGTGAGGCGAGCCTCTGCTTCCCCGGCACTCATCTCGTCACTCGGTCCCGCAGTATTTATCAGCGCACCTCTTCTGTCCCTAGAGTACGACACCATTCTTCTGATATCAGAATCTCTATAACCTTCATCTTTGTCTGTACGGCCACTTTCTTTTCTAGCGGAATCTGCGAACCTTTTAAAATCCGCAGGGCTATTAAGCAAATTATTAAAGGCCCTATACTCTTGTAAAAGATCAGCTTGACTCTCGAAAGGCTCGACTGAACCAGCAGAGGGAACACCACCACGCTGAAACGCAACGATGCCGCCGCCGTACATACGCTGGGCGGCTTTCTCAGCCAAGATTCCCTTGGCCATTTCTTTGATGCGCTGGCTTGAGGACTCCCTGATGACATTCCTTAGCTGGTCAACACTCATGTCCGTCAGGTCTGAATAGACCTCGCCACCAACATCGTAGCGGGGGACCGAGGCGATGCCTCCTTCAGCCATCTCTTTGATGACGCCGCCTTCAGCCTTCAGCGCGTTGTAGATAGACGCACCAGCGCCAGCCACACCAATACCTTGAGTGATCGGGTTCGGAGCCGCGACGTACTGGTTGGTAGTTTGGGCCTGCATTGGCAGACCCCGCAACATATTGGACATCGTGCCCAACTGCATGAGCGGGTACTGCTGTGCGTTGGCGAAATCTTGAATCGCCTGATTGATCTTTTGCTGTTCCAGCGACTGCTGCATTGAGCCGACTTGCTGCTGCATGCCGAGAGCGGCTTGCCGCTGGCCAAACTCTTGCTGGCCTAGAGTACCCATCTGACCTGCGCCCTGAAGCGCGGTCTGAAGACCCTGCATGCCCAGACCTGCACCATACTGGCGAGACTGCTCACGCATCTGCTGTTCACGGGCAAAGTTCTGCTGCGCTTGATCAAACGCAGTCTGGTACCCACGGGCACGGATATCACCCATTTGAGTGCCCAGGTTGCGCTGGCGCTCAGCCTCTACGATAGCCTGACGGCCACCTCCAAACGCACCGGCACGGGTGGCTTGCGCCTGATCTATCGTGCGTTGTACCTCAGAAGCCCGCTGCGCCTCACGAAGCTGCGGCTCCATAGCCGTCTCAAGGAACGGGTTCATGTACTGCGCGGCGCGTTCCGAGGTGAACTGACCCATGCGATAGGGGTCGTAGCCGGTACCCAAAGCACCCATCGTGGCTGCGCCAGCAAGTTGACCGCCAACCTGACCAAGTTGAGACGGGCCTAGTTGCCTGATGCCCTCAAACGCCTGCTGCTGCGTGGGCGAGAAAGGGGCCACGTACGCCGACGGGTCAGTGCTGTAAGGCTTATACGGCTTGAAACCAGTGATTTCAGTTGTCCCAGGAGTGAGTACGCCTGTATCGGGGTCGTACCTATCCTGCGTTGTCCGCATATCAAACAACTGCTTCTGGGTCGCGCCCAGCATCGTATGGACATACGGTTCCGCGTATTCGGGAACGTTTGTGGTGTATGTCGTTCCAGTGCTTTGCGTAGTTCCGCCGCCGCCGCCTTTACCCATGATGCGCTCCTTCAACCGGCAACTCAAAAGTCACCCAGTTACTTTTATACCCGTCATTTTGAAAAACCTTGGCCCATCCACGACGTGCCGTAGCCTCGATGCCATCACAACCCATGTCCCATGCAAAACGCTGCAACAGCTTAAGCATCGGGTCTTTCCATTCTTTCAATTTTTCACCGCCGCAAAACGACATGCAAAGGACTTTGCGTTTGGGATAAACAACAAAGTTGGTGACTACTGCGCCCACGATTTTCTCGTCTTCAAACGCAACCCACAAGTGGTAGTCATAGTCTTTGACCGAGTCGTAAATATCGTCTACGGTGTATCGCCCAAACGTGTAGTCTGCCGCACGGTCCAGATATGGTTCGACCTGTTTCCAGCACGTGTCAATGTACTGGGAAGGAACCATAGAGACTTGGATCATGCTGGCATGTACTTCTTAGGATTGATCTGCTTGCCTTGCTTCGGATTGCCAGTACGCGCCTTGCGCACTTTGTTCATCATCTCATGCAAACGCTTGGCCCCAGCCTCGGTGGAACCATTGCCAAGGTGCGACACTACATCGGCAGGGATGACAAACTCGCCATCGGCCAGACGGGCAGGCTGCTTTCTACCAATCATGGCTGGGATGTTGTCACTCATGCCGTCACCGGGGCCTTTGAGCAGACGAGGACTGCCGCCAGAAGCATAGCCGCCAAGCGATGAATCCGAGGCTTGCATGATGCCGCCCCTTGCTGCTTCCGTTGCTTCGCCCTGATCTTTGGCACCGGGCGGAGCCAGATTGATTTGACCCATCGGTGTTGGCCTGCGCATAACGCCCTTGTTGGGCATGCGCAGATTTGAGCGTTTATTGAGTTTGGCTTGACGAATCTGCGCGGCCGTCAGAGCGTCTTGGTAGCGGGTGTCGGGGTCAAGGTCGTAGTAAATGCCCACATCCCCGCTCTTAGGGGCGCTCGCGCCCCGACCACGTTCACCCTCTGCCAAACGAGTATAGAAATTGAGCATCTCAGACATAGAGCCGCCTTTGGCGTAGCCGGGCGCGTCGCCATCTTCCATCCGAGTGGTAGGCGTCTGGTCTTCTGGGCCATCAATCGACATGACACCGCCTTCGGCAGCGTACCTGGGGACGTACACATTCGGGTCGGGGTCCATCGCCTGAAAGTTTTCAGACATCCGGTACTGAGGACCATATGATTTTCTTTGAGGCATCTCTGCGCCTCCTTGGTCAAGCAGTCCCAGGTTGTACGCGCCTGTGTACAACGCCGCGCCAGTCATGAACGGATGCTTATCAGCAAACGCAGTGAATTTATCGAAGCCAGACGGCTTAGGCGCAGTGGCAGCAGTTGCATCAAGTTGCGCTTGAGCTAAACCCGTAGGATCGGCCATCGTTGCCGCAGGGCTACCCGCTGGAGCAGGGGTCCCAAAGGCGTCAAAACTTGTAAGAGCCGGGCTGGTTCCAGGGGCACGGGAAGCAATAGTTTCAAGCCCCGCGCCGGGGCTTGCCGAAGCGACTTGGACGCCAGGACCTTGGGTTAAGCCCTGTACATTTTGGAGTTGCTGTCCAAATCCTTGGGGTAGCTGCATGCTCAAATCACCAGCGGGGGTCAGCGGCGTAGTACCAGCAGGGGTCAGCGGCGTAACGCCAGCAGGTTGGGGCACTGCGGTGATGCCCCCCGGCGCAGTACCAGCAGTTTGCATCGCTGATTGCATCGCTGATTGAGTTGCAGCCGAACCAGCGCCCTGCCCACCGATAGCCGTAGCAGCTTCAATTGCCGGAGCCGCTTCAGCCATGATACCTGCCCCAGTAGCTCCGGCTCCAGCAGTTTGCGCACCCATAATACCGGCTTGGGCAGCTTGGGCAGCTTGAGCGGCTTGAGCAGCGGCGGCGGCTTGAGCGGCAGTTTGGGTTCCAGCGGCGGCAGTACTAGCAGCGGCAGCGGCTTCAGCGGCGAGAGCAGCTTCGGCGGCAATAGCGGCTTCGGCGGCAAGAGCGGCTTCGGCAGCGGTAAACGCGGCAATGAACGGCATCTTATAACTCCTTGATTTCGGGCGACTCTAGGCCGGTGCCGCGAAGGTTGTGCAGGCAGCACAGCACCACATCATCAGTAACGGCTATGAAAGCGTGCTTTTTACCAGCGGGGATTTTGACGATGGCGGGGGCTTTGTACTCGCCAAGAAGCTCGCCGTCCTGCCAAGCTTCGACTGTTCCACGTGAAACAAGCGTCATGTGATCGTGCGAGTGGACGTGCTGAACTATGACAGTCTTAGCCTTCTCGATGGAGTAGGCCCGCACCCAGATGTCATCAACTTCAGCAAACTCGATGTAGTTAAGCTGAACTTCTTTATACGCAGGGTTTTCCCTAACGGCTGCAAGCTCCATGCGTGCCTCACAGAAAAGGTTTGGTCAAGTCTATCATGGGGGGTTCTAAGAGGCAATCAGCGGCTGATCTCTTCCCAGTCCACAGAACCGAGAACCTGATCACCGTTGGATGCAGCCGTACAGGCCAGCGTCAACTCATAAGCGGTCGGAGTAAAGGGGTCACGCTCAAGCTGGGTTGTGAACAACGCCTCTTTAAGAATGTCCACGCTGTTTGACCCTTGGTTGGAGCCTTGGAAAAAGCCCGTTGCCAAGATGCGTCCGGTGCCGACAGTAAACGCCGTGCCAGTAATGTTGTACTCAACCCCTGAGTTCGTTCCGGCGCTTACCCAGGTGCCCCCGGTCGTGGTGCCAGACGCCACAACTTCCCATTTGTAATTGGCGTTGTTGGTGATGCCCAAGATTGACACTGCTGTCAGAATAGCGATTGCATCCAGGCGGGTCGTCTTCAGGCGAAGGGATACAACAGGGTAAAACGTACCGGCAGTGGTCAGCGTTTTCGGGGTTGTGATGGGGGTTCCTGCCGACAACTGCGCACCGCGTAGTTCATATCCACCCTCAGAGATCACCGTCGAGCAAACCTGTTTAAGGGTGCTGGCCCCGGTCGTTGCGGCTGCGTTGGTCATCTCGTACCGCAGCGGGAGTGAGGCGGTGGTGATGTAGGTGGTGTTGATCAGGTTGGCATGGTTGAAGTTGTGGCACGGGACAAATGCCCCGTTGATGATGAACCCCGTGCGAACAGTGCCAAGGCCAAGCCATTCGATGTCCATGTACAGAATCTGCGCCTTGGAGGAGTCCAGCGTCAGGCCAGAAGGGCCAGTGCCGTCCATCGGGTCTTGGTTCCAGTCTGCCTGAGCCACACGGGTATTGACCACCGACCCCGTCACACTGCTGCGCTCGACCATGTAGTTGATGGAGCCTTCACGCTCAAAGTAAATACCGTTGGCTGCACCGTAATAGCCAGCACGTTGACGCAGGTTGGCCTTAGCCGTGCCAAAAATGAACGTATTCATCACCAACAGGCTCTTGCCCGGCTGGTACGAAAAGACTTTGATGGTCTCGCGGATGATCTGATCCCCACTGGCCGAGCCAACCGTCAGGTCTACCAACCCCTCATTTGCGTTAAAGGTTGCCGCTGCGGTGCCGGTGATGCTGTTGACCCACAGGGTGTTGTCCGCGTATCGGTGAGATGAGTCAAACAGCGTCAGAGGATTGCTGACCCGTAGCCGCCCAAAAGCATCCGTGTTGGTGCCGCCAATTGATACCGGGATTGTTTCCATAGAAGCCACCAATTGACCCAGGATGTTGTCGAGTCGGTTGAAGTACAGACGCAAAACGTCAGCAAACTGATCGTGATACCGCTTCTCGTATTCAACAGGCGCGGTCGGCAGACGAGGCGCAACGACTCGGTTTAGTTCAAACTCTGATGTGACGATCAGGGTCATTTAACGCCTTCCGTCAGGACGTACGTCGAGTGACGGGACACCCAACTGCCAGTTGACCCCAAGGCCATCTGAACTGACCTTGAACGCCATCTGCCTGCCACGGATGCGCGTGTAAACAATCTGGGTGAACTGCTGCACCGTGTAGTTTCGCTGGCCCTGATAGTTCTGCGTGCTGGTCACAGTGGGCGTACCTGCGGCGCTGTAGTTGGCACCAGGGTTCTGCCGTGGACGCAGGGTAAACGTAACCTGCGGGTTGTTGACGTACGACCCATCAAACGTAATGTCAGGAATCATGCGCCAAGCAAAACCGTAGTTGTGGCCATCACCAATGTTGAAGTCAGCAGACTGGATGTAGGACTCAATTGCGCTCGGCGGGTTAGTGCTGCCGTCATCCACACCACTTTCGTGATAGACCAACTGGCCGTTGTAGCCTGTGGCGGTCGGATGATTTCTCAATGGCGTATCCAGCCATGCGGTGCGCGACAGATTGCCGTACGACCAGATGCGCTCCAAGTGGTTGTAGATGACGTACCTGTCAATCACCGTTGAATTGGCCGAGCAGTAGAACCACCAGACCTCGTTGTAGCCCTCGTTGGTGCTGGCAAAAAACTGATACTGCTGAGACAGATTGATGTTTCCAAAGATGTATTGCCGCAATGGGCAGTACAAGGTCTCGACTCGACCAGAGTACATGTAGAACTTATCCAGCCCCATCCAGTACGTGATGTTGGCTGCGGTGGCTGTGGCGTTGGGGCCAGCGATTGAGATGTTGTAGCCCAGAACCTGAAAGCCCCAGATGTACGGGGGGCCAAGGTACTGCATAGAGTAAATGGCCGCGTCAGTCCAGACCAGAATCTCCTGCCGGGTCTGTTGGTGCGCCACGATGCTCGACCCCGTGGACAGGCGATAGCTGCCCGCCTGATTGGTTGCGGCGGGGGTCCATGTGGCGTAGTCTTCTTGGTCAGACCAACGGATTAGCAGCGGGTCTTGCGTCGCCGAACCGTAGTCATTGCACCCGAAGGCAATTACAAACCGAGAAGCATCAGACACCGCGACCATGTTGGAAACAGTCGGGCAACCGGAATCCGTCGTGTAAGGTGGTGGGCTGGTCGGCGACAGCAGGACTGCGCGGTCGTATACCAGTGGGCTGGCGTTGACTTTCCACAAATACAGTGCCCCGCCACGCGGGTTGATGATGAGGTCTTGGCCGTAGTTAGACTGGCTCCAGAGACGAAGCTGTGCCAATGCAGCAGACTGCCCCCAGCCCGTTGAAGCATACCCTGGCGTAATGCCGCCCCAGCCACCAGCGCCCCAACCAACAACTACTGTGTCGATCTCTTCGCCAGGATCGATTTGATAGGCAAAGGTGGCCGCGCCTGTGGTACCAGAAGAAGTAGCGGCGGTGGCAACTGTGATGCTGTAGGTGTCAACTGTCAGGTATGTGATGCGGAACTCTTTGTTCAAGTCCGCTGCCGGGATGCCGTTTACTGGACCCGATACCCCAGAGATAGTCACGAAGTCGTTTGTGACTGCACCGTGGGCCGTGTCGTTGATGACGACGGTCGTCAAGCCGTTGGTTGTGGTGAAGGCGTTGGACGCGATGGTGACGGTATCGCGCAGCGGTGTGATGTCGTGAAACGCCCCATCAACACCGTTTTGAATATAGTATTTGAGGTTGGTCCCCAGACCAAGCAGGTTGTAGCCAGACAGGGTGATCCAGTTCCACAGCGAACGGCAGACGCCCCAGAAAGAACCAGTGGGCGGCATCAAGCCGCTCGATTGCGCTCCATTGTCGCGCTCCCACCCACCAAGCTTCTCAGGGTAGCCCGAGCGAAACCGCACCTTGTCCATCTCAAACCAAGTGCCCTCATTGGCAAGGGTGGTTGACTCTCGATTGACGCCTGGGCGTAGTTGCAGTTTCTGAAGTGGCATGGTCGTCCTACGACAAAAAGAGGGCGCGTTCGTCTTTGCGGCGCTTATCCAGCCCTGCCAGCACTTTACCCCCACCCTTGTTCCAAAGCAAGAAAGCGTCTGCTGCGCCTTCCCAATCGCCCCGGTTTGCTTTCATGCGGATGCTGCTGCGCTGGAGGTTGCCTAGCCCGAAATTAAAGGAAATACTGACCAGAGCGTCAAAGCGGCCTTGACTGCCAACACTGCCGGGCACAAGTCGAAGAACACCACGTTCAAAACTTGCGACATCCGAGTCGAAGAGATCATTAATTTCCTGCTTGGACCAGACACGGTTGTCCTCCGGTTTCAATGGGTACTCCCTGCGGATCATGGGGGTGTCGTCTTTGGTTCGCATCATAGGCAGGCGAATCTGTTCTTGGTACAGCACATGGCCATAACCAATTGTCCAGATGTGCGCCGGACACAGGTACGGTCGGTTTTTGTACCCCTCGTACTTGTGCATCAAGTCAGCGCCGACCTTGCTCAGTTTCACTTCTTGCCCCAGGTGCGGGTACCAAACCAAAATCCAATAATCCCACCCAACATGGCCATTTCGTCGGGACTAAAAATAATGTCCGAGTACCGCAGCACATCGTCCATGCTTTTAATCATCCCTGGGTTTGTGTACAGGTAGTAGCACAGGAACAAGTTGATCAGCACCAGTTCAATCACGAAGATGTACGTCACCGTCGGGCGCACAGTGCCGACGTAGGAGGCAACCCACTTGTGCGCCCTGTCGAGCACCTTCTCGTCGTGTTGCAGCGCGGCCTCGGTCATCTGCGCCTCGGTCTGCATCATGATCTGATCAGTGCGGATTTCCTCAATGCGCTGCTGCGCGGCGTACCCTTGAGCCGCCAGAGCCAACTCGCGCTCGTTTTGCATCCGGGCCAAAGCCAACTCGTGCTTTTGGTCGGCCTTGTTTTGGAAATACTCAAGCAGTTTTGGCAGGCCGGAAATCAGCAAGCCGCCGAGTGTGGAGATAAGTGACAACATACTATTTTCCTTGTGCCGTGGCTTCCACGATAAACCAAACAGTTGCGCCGATCACGACGAGCACAACCAACGCGCCGATCAAAATAATGAACAACTCGTCCAACTCCTGCTGCCGTTTCTTCGCGGCTTCTTTCTTACGCCTCGCTGCATGGGCTGCGTCTGCTTCCATCCGCTGCGCCCGAGCCGCAATCCGCATCCAGACATCCATCTTGTTTGCCTGGAAAAACAGCATCTTGATCTGTTCCTCAAACTGCTTGGCCTGCTCAATGGCCATTTCCAGTTCAAGCGCCTTACCTAACGCGGACCCCTTAAAACCACCCTCTTGCGACTTCTGGACAACCTCGATGGCGTCGGCTTTGGCATCAAAATATTTACCCAGCACCGGCCCGAGCGAAGTGACATCATCAACCGTTGCGGCAACTTTTTTAACAAGTTCGACCGCTGACGATATAGCAGCAAGGGCGGTGATCGGGTCGATCATGATTCATGCTGGAGTGTGTTTTACGGGGGCTGCTCATTGTTGATATTTTGCCAGTTGGAGTTCTGGCTGTCATCTATCCCGGCCCACCCAGGGTTCTGGCTGCTGATGATGTTGACCCAATCGGCGTTTTGTTCGTTGACAATCGTCACCCAGCCGCCCACCCTAAAGCTTTCGGCCAGGACGGCGTTCTCAACAACGGCCACATTAAACGCTGCCGCCACGGTTTGGATGTCGTTGCTGTTGAGATTCTCAACCACGCTGCCCAAGAAGCTGACAGTGAAAGCCTCAACCGACTCGACCCCAAAATTCTCAATGACGGTGTCAAAAAACGCATTAGCGATTGTGACAATGTCCGCAGCCGTCATCCCTTCCGTCACAGCTTGGGCAAACTGCGCGGCGATTGCCTGGAAGTCATCCATCGTCACAGCCTCAGAGACAGACTCGGCAAACTGAGCGGTGATTGTTGGGGTGTCGTTTAGGGTGCTGGGTTCTGTGATGGCCTGCACAAATGCCGACTGCTGAGTGCTGGCGTCAGCCACCTCCAAAATGTTTTCCGTGCGGGTCTGGCCAAAGGCAAAGAAGACGTTCTGGGCGTCGGCAAGGTTTGCGTTCTCAGATACCGCCTGGGCAAACTGAGCAGAGATGGCTATGGCATCTGCCGGGTTGGAGTTCTCACTGATGGATTGCAAGAACGTCGAGGCTTGGGCGCTGGCGTCAGCGGCTGTGAACGGTTCATTGATGGTGGCAATAAACAGCGCGTTGCCCGTGATCTCAATGTCGCTCTCGGTGATCGGCTCAGTGATGGATTGCAGGAAGGCGGACACCTGGGTGCTGGCGTCAGCAAGCGTGATATTTTCCGTCACTGAGTCAACAAAAACCCGCCCTGCCAGTGAAGCAAAGGGTGTCTGAGCAAAACTGGCAATCCCGAACATCGAGATTAAGGCATCAGCGCCTTGAGTTGCTCAGGAGTCTGCGCTGCATCCATCTGAGCCTGGAGAGCATAGTACTTGTCACGAATGGCTTGACGAGCGGCTTCTGCTGCTGTGGAGTTAGCGCCAGGAATCTGCTTCATGATGATTGCGTCATGCGGCTCAAACTCAGCGGAACGAGCAGCACGACGGGCATCGTGGGCGATAGCCTTCGCTTTTGTCATATTGATCTGGATCATGCGTACTCCCAGGCGTTGCGAAACGTGCGATCAGACGGAATGTCAGCGACATCCACGATCTGGAAGGGTTTGCCTGCCGGAACATCCTTGGCCGCGATCTCATCAATCGTCAGGCCGCACTCGGCAGCAGGCACGATGACGGACACGCCGCCATCGTCGTTGGGGTAAATGATGCGTTGGTTCATGATGGCTCCTTGTTAACGGAAGACTGCCACGTAAACATCTGCTGTGTCTGTTGACGAATCACCCAGCGTCGCAAAGACAGTTACTTTTGTTGTGGCCGGACGATACGCAGTTGTGCTGGTATCACTCGCAAAAACACCGTATCCAACTGAATACGTTGCCTCTTTCCTAATTGTTGTTGTAAATGCGGCGTAGTTTGCGTCTGGCATCGCGGTAGTGAAGTTCACTGTGTAATTTCCAGACGCATTGTCGGTGATCGAAGTCACGTTACCACTGGCACGGATCGCCACTGTACCTGTACCGTTGAAGTTGACCCATGCGCGACAACCGTAGGCAGTGGCAACAGAACCGTAACCAGAGTTGAACTGGAACAAGCCAGCAGCAGTGATGCTTGCCTGTGTAGTGCCGTTTTGTTGGAAGTTGGTGATGCCATCATTGGCCCCAGAAGTCTTCAAACCTGCTGAACCGGATACAACACCATCGTCGCTGTTAATAATTGCGGGCATTTTTTACTCCTTGGGCATCAAGGCTTTGAGTTGCTCGGGTGTCTGGGCTGCGTCCATCTGAGCTTGGATGGCCGTGTACTTGTCACGAATCTTCTGGCGCTCGGCTTCTGCACCGTCTACCTGACCGGGAATTTGTTTGGCAATGGCGTTGTCGAACGGCTCAAACTCAGCGGAACGAGCAGCACGGCGCTTGTCATGCGCGATGGCCTTGGCTTTGTCGATGTTGATGATAATCATGCCGCATACTCCCAAGCTGCACGGAATGTGCGGTCAGACGGAATATCTGCCACATCCACGATTTTGTACGGTTTGCCTGCCGGAACGTCTTTGGCTGCTATTTCTTCGACGCTCAAACCGCATTCGGGCGCAGGCACGATGACGGACACGCCGCCTTCGTCGTTGGGGTAGATGATGCGTTGGTTCATGGTTGGTCCTTAACGGAAGATGGCAATAAATACTTGGCTTGTGTCTTCAAGCGTATAGGTGTTACCTGTTGTACCGTTATAGCCAGTAATTACGGAAACTGCTGATGTTGATGTAATGCTTGTTGAAATACTTGCATCAGCAGTACTTCCAACACCCACTCGTGTTCCTGTGACTGCATAATTTGCATCAGGCATTGCAGTCGTAAGGTTTACCGTATAAGTGCCAACACCCCCATCCGTGATGCTCGTCACGTTGCCAGACGCACGAATCGCTACAGTGCCGGTGCCGTTGAAGTTGACCCATGCACGGCAACCGTAAGCCACAGCAGCGGAGCCGTAGCCTGAATTCATCAGGAAGTTGCCAGAGGCATCAAACTCACCAACCTGTACACCGCCCTCTGCAAAGCCAATCCTGTCGGCTCCCGGAAAGTAAATACCAGTGTTGGCGTCAGTCCCCCTGATGGCGGGAGTAGCAGCAGAACCGTCGATGTCAGACAGGCCGTCGGTGCCAGACAAAATTAGTGTCATGTGTTACTCCTCACTCATAAAGAATGTTGATTGATCCGGCGTCGAAGGTGTCAGTGCCGTTGACGGTTGTGATGCGGACGCGGTCGAGGGTGCCACCGAGGGTGATCGTCCCCGTGGAAATAATGCTGTAGTCAGTGCTGGCGTCTCTAAAAAATGAGCCTGAAGCGTTCCATGCATTTGACCCGGTTGTTGTGATAACAAATGGGCCGTAAAGCACATCGCTTGCAAGTCCATTAACAATTACATAGCCAGTTGTAGCTACGCTTGAGCCAACTGCGCTTGATTGTATGAAACCAGAATGTGAAAGATATCCAGTAGAAACAACCCCAGAACTAGTACCAATTTGAAGTTGAATTGAACTAGTCCCGCTCGTGCTCACCCCGTTGAACATCACCGTAATACGCTTCACCCACGATGGGATGCCGGTGAAGTCAATCGAAGTACCAGACGTCGATGCCTGTGAAGTGCCCGAGACAATCGCGCTGTTGATGCCGTTGACAACAAAGGTGCCAGTTCCATCAGGCAAAGACAGGGTTCGGCTGGAGTTTGAGTTTGGAGATGCAATGGTGAACGTGCCCGTCCCACTTGCGTTGCCTTCAATAGCGATCTTGCTCATTTTTGCTCCTTACAGGATCAGCCAACGCTGATCGGTTTCAACCGTGATTGTCACACCTGAGTCGATAGTGATCGGACCCACGCTCAAGCCGTTTTCGCCGCTGGCAATGGTGTAACTCGCCGATGCAGTCGATTTGTTGGTCATGATCGCGCCGCCAGCCTGCGCTCCACCAATCCCGCCCCACTGACCCGCAGCGTAGCCCTCAAACGAACCCAGGCTGGTGTTGTAGCGGATCATGCCGTTTGCCGGTGTCCCGCTGCGCTGGCCTGTTGTCCCTGCGGGCAGCTTGACCTGACCCGTGCCGCTGAAAGTGCCGTCGCCGGTAAAGGTGCCAGTAGTCCCGGATACGGCTCCAGAAAACGTGCCAGTGGTGCCGGACACAGCGCCGGTAAAGGTGCCCGTGGTGCCCGATACAGCCCCAGAGAACGTACCGGTAGTCCCCGACACGGCCCCAGAGAACGTACCGGTAGTCCCCGATACAGCCCCAGAGAACGTACCGGTGGTGCCGGACACCGCACCGGAAAAAGCACCACTGGTTCCCGTCAATGCTCCCGACAGGTTTAAAGCGCCCAGGTGATCCAACTGATACCCAACGTCCGTGCCGTCGTTGTAGACTAGTGCCGTCTTGCCATTTGGGATGGTCACGCCAACCCCGGCCACGATGACCCGGATGCTCTGGCCTCCAGTGGTGGCGTTCTTGACGATGTACGTCTTGTTGATGGCCGGGACAATCAGGTCCCGCGTAGCCGTCAGGCTGACGCCCGATGTGACGTTCAAGAACAGCGCCCTGGCATCCTGCGCCGCGTTTGTATCCGTCAGCGTCAGGGTCTTGTTGGCATCGCTGGCAAACGTAACTGTTACCCGGCCAACAATGGCCTGCTCCAGCGCCGTACCAAAGTTGGTGTTGGTCGTCGTGCCCCAGGTGCCAACCTGCTCACCCGTGCCGATGAGTTCTATTTTTAGGTTGGATGAAAAGGTGGATGGCATGGCGTTTTCCTCAAATCATATGATTACACAACCAGCCATCTTTGACCAGATGCAACTGTAACTGTGACGCCGCTGTTCACAGTGATTGGACCGACAGATTGCCCGTTTGTGCCAGTGGCGATAGTGTAGCTAGCCGAGACTGTGGTGCTGTTGAGCACAATACCGTTGCTGGCCACCAGAGGGGTAGAAAAGGTCCAAGTGCCGTTGGCTGCTACGGTGGTTGTCGAACCCGAAACGGCAGAGCCGATGTTCATGGTGGTCGTTGAACCACTCAAACCACCCGTGCCAAAATTTACGGTCTTGGTGTTCCCGCTGGTAGTTGCGCCCGCCTGAATGTCTGTTGTTTGGGTTGCTGTAGAGCGGCCGATTGTCATCGTGCCGGTCTGCGATGTACCGCCAAGAGTTAATGTACCAGAGGTTGCACTAGTACCGAGGCTGGTAGTAGTACCAGAACTACCCGTAAGAGAAATGCTACTAGTAGCTGTTATTGTGCTACTAAATGTTTGTGTTGATGTAAAAGCGTTGTTAATGTTGGTAAAAGCAACGTTATAGGAGGCGCTTGATCCTCTAAAAAGCAAAGCCGTTGTCGTGCCCCAAATATCGCCGCTAACCGGGGTTGAGGGGGCAGACCCGTTGCTAATATTGAGTCCAGCCGTTGTCGCGGTCGATGCGGGCAGATTTAACTTGCCAGTCATCGTATCGCCAGCTTTATTGACAGCACCCAGACTCGTCAAAGCACCGCCTGCGGTTGTCGCGCCAGTACCGCCCGCCACAATAGGCAAAGTCCCCGCCGTCAGGGTCGATGCTCCCGTGGAATACAGCGCGTTATTGGCTCCGGTGAAAGTGGTCAGCCCCGTGCCGCCGTAGGCTGGCTGAATGGTGCCACCTTGCCAAGTGCCACCGGAGATGACCGCCGAGCCAAGATTGAAGGCGTTCGTGCCAAACGTCACGCCCTCCGGCAGATAGGCATGAAGGTCCCAAGTGCCACCCGTCGTGCCGTTGTTCGTCAAAAACACCGCGCCTGCACCGCCCGAAGGGATGGTGCTAATCGTGGCAGTGGCGTAGTCCGTGATGGTCAGGGTGCTCGTGGCGAGGTTGTTGAACACAAACGCCACACCCGTTGTCAGAGTAGTGGCGTCAGGCAGTGCATACGTCTGCCCACCCGTCCCAACAAGGGTTTGGATGTAGCTTGAAGCCGCCGTCAGGGTTGTAGTTCCACCTGCTGCGGTTGTGTTGGTGTTGGCCTGATTGACCCGGTTGACCGTGATGTTGGAGTTGGCATCCCGAAGCACCACTGAGTTGGCCCCGGAGGAGGATGTGACCCCCGTGCCGCCGTACGCCACAGCAATAGTTGATCCCTGCCATGTGCCAGAGGCTACAGTCCCCAGGGCCGAGACGTTGCCGCTTCCATCGAGATTGACCGACCGCCCAGACGGGTAGGTCACAAAGACGCTAACTACCCCAGAGAAGGTGACGGCGCTTCCGGTGTTACTGGACGCATAGATCGTCGTGCGCGTCAGCGTGGGTCCTGTGGTCGAATACGTGCCAAGGCCCACCTCCCAATTACCCGAACCGTCAGTGGCGGAGTAATAGGTTGTGTTGGTATTGCCAATGACGGCGAACGTCTGAAAGCCAGCAATCGCCCCCGTAAGCGTGAAGCTTACAGTCGTATTCGCCGTGGCCGACTCTTGGACACGGTTTGCAAGGACCAGAGGCATCTAAACCCCCTATTAACTCGTCGCGGTGGTCGAGTAGGTAACCGAAACCGTGTCGCCTGCCGTCGTGACTTTGGCCGTTCCAAATGCGCCTGCGCTGTACAGCGTACCGGAAGTATTGCCTTGAGTCGAAGACGCGCCAGAGCCGGTCACCAAGAAGCAGCCACCGACCGTGCCGCCGCCACCCGTGATGGTGTAGGTAATTGCCGATGCGGTCTTGGTCGTCACGTTGGTGGGCGTAGAGCCAGTCGAGGTGGCAGCACTAAACGATGCAGTACCTCGCACAGCCGAACCGCCAACGGTGTAGTTGGTGAACTCAGTCCAACCTCCGTGCGATGCCATCGTATCTGAAGCAGAAAACGTCGGGCTTGCACCAGAAATCAAACCCAGGAACGGGCCAACCGTGGTGTAAGAAGAGCCAGACAGCAGGGTGTCGAGCATAAGTTCTTTGCCAATTGCATTGACCAGATTGGGGAACTGATCTTCCCACTTGATGTTGCCATCGGCATCGCGGCAAACCACATGGTAGTGGCCTTCAATACCAACGGTTTCGGACCCAGCCACATTTGACTGCATGGCCACTTCAGCGTGGTCACCGAAGTTGGAAAATTCTTTTTGCATGATGACTCCTTAAACAAGTCTGATTAGGGCAGAGGTGCTCGTGTTGGCGGGCATCTGCACGGTGAAAGTGGTGGTTGAGGTTTTGTCAGACCCAAAGTCCAACACGCACACAGCGCCGTTGTCACCCGGCGTGTAGATCAATGCACCACGCGCTGTAATCGCTCCCGTCCATGCTGGAGAGGAGAAGTTGACATACGTGATGCTGCCGCTGGCTGTGTCCTGGCTTGCGATGGTGGCGGTCACAACCAGCCCCCCGGCGACATAGTTGCCACCAGAAGCCTCACCAATCGCTGTGTACGCCGTGGTGGTCTGATCCAGCGTGGCTGAGTTGGTGTACAGCGCCAGATAGAACGTATCTGAGGCAAAGTTGATCGTGCCGTTGGCAAGCCCCGACCGCAGCGTGTTGCAAGAGAAATTTCCGGTGAACGCCATCAGGTCACCGCCTGTCTGTACTGCCCACTCCTGTAGGCATCCTGCCGCTCCAGTCCATCGCCCAGACGTTTAGCCAGAGCAAGGGCCTCTTTGTACTTACCGTCGTACAAGGCCATCAAGTCGGCCTCGCCCTTCATGAACGTGTAAGCCTCAACCAGAGAGCCGTACAACAACACCGTGTCAAAGTTATCGCCCAGCCAAGTCTGGCCATCAGCGGCAACCGTGATCGACTCAGGGTAATAGTAGTAATGCAACTCGACATCATAGGCCGCATCAGGTGTCGGCCCAAGGATGAAACTTAACTCGTCAGAGATGGTTGCGCCAGAAACTGTCGGGCCAAACAGCGCGTAGTACTTGGGCGTCCCGGTGTCGTTTGGCGACGGGTACGCTTGCCGGATGAAGTTCACATCCTTGTTGAGCAGGTACTCGTACGTTCCGGTGTTAAGGTTGCCACCTGTCACGTCCGTGATGATGGCCATCGAATAGACTGACAGGAAATCATTGGGGCACGACAAGTACTTGTTGCTAGCAGATACAGAGCCGGTGACGTTCTTGCGCAGCGACGGAAACTGGACCGTGTTGTAGATACGCTGCTCTGTCTGTTGAACGAAGACAGGGATATTCGCCACGAACTCCGTTTCGTAGTTCTGGGTGTAGTCCTGAATTGCAGCAGACAGCGCAGCGTAGTTCATGCCATCGGACCCCGAGACTTGATGCCCTTGGTAGCTGCGCCAGCGCCACGCATCACAATACCGTCAGTCTTGATCGGCTTGTAGTTGCCTTTGCTGATTGCGCCTACGCCCACGTTCATGTCGTTCATGAGTTTGGCACCGGACACAACTGGAATGGCGTTGGTCACGTCAACTGCCGAACCGGACATCGTATGCGGCTGAGCATAGACGCTGGCTTGGCCAACTTCCTTGCCCATTCTTTTGTCACTAAATTTGGCCATGATCAGCCCCCGCTTTGGTTCTTGGCACGAGCAAGATTACGACCGAACTTGCGCATCGCTTCGCCGGTCACGCCGCCTTTACGCATGGCTTTGGCCTTGTGCATGCGCTTTTCATGCGCCTTCACTTCTGCCTTAGCGACCTGTTTCATCTTGTCCATAATTGACTCCTTACGTCGTTGCTACCGATATTGTGCCTAAATTGACGGTCAAAACCAAGTTGTTTGGCGTCAAAGCGGCATCGAAAAACTTTGAACCCCCCACAGGTGCCCAACCCCACTGGATGATACGGCTACCGCCTTCTGAGTAACCGTAACCGTCTGGCGTGGTATTGCCTGTGAGGTCGAGTTGCAATCCACTTGTCCCAGAGACCTGATAGCTGACATCTGGACGCGGCTCACGCACAGCCTGCGGGTCGTCAACCGGGTACATGCCAAGCTGCAACTGCGGCTGATCCGGGTCCCAGCAGGACGGACAAACCTTGATGTTGTACAGCTTCGTCTTAAGGACTTGCTTCTTAAGCTCCTTGAGCATGTATCGCCCCGCGCAGCGATCACACTCCGCGATTGCATACTTACCAGAAGCAAACCGATTCGGCACAAGTCACCTCAGTAGAACATCTGCCTAGGCACAAACCGCTCAGGAGCCTTCTCCCGGTCTTCCTGTGAAGCAAGCAACCACTGCTGCTCGTACTCTTGCTTGAGCATACCCACACGATCAGGCGGTATTTCTGGCCGCTTGGATGCGACATAGAACGCCAAACCTGCAACCAGACAGGGAATCAAGCGGAAGGGGATGTCCTGAATCGTTATGCCGCTGCCCGCATCCTGCATACGGCGCAGCCGCCAATAGACAAAGATGTATTGGTCACCGGGAGCGTTGGGGGTAGGCCAGACATTGATAGACGGCAGGTTCGTTACACTGATCGCTGCGCCGCTGGAATGAGAAGCGGCGGTCGTGTAGTTCTGCCCACGGAAGCAATTCAGAAGCTGGTTGCCATCGACGTTCTGATAGACGATGGTTTCGCTACCGATGTTGATGAACCCCGCCGCAGGCAGGTTTGCGGCGTTGCTCACGTTTATGGTCGTGGCAGACGCATTGATACTTCCAACCAGCGTGACATTCGTTGAGTACGACGCGCCAGTCTGGCGGTTGATCCAGACCTGAATTGGACGCCCTTGAGCTAGTTTGTTGGGAATCGTCGAATACGTCGGCTCAGAGATGCGGCTGATGTTGATGTCAGTCTGATTCAGCCCGTTAGCCTGAGTACGGATCACTTGGTCAAGCAGGTCAATCGTATCGGTCGGGATGGCGTACGTGGCCTGCCCAGTGTTCATGACGATCTGGCCCTGCTCAACCGTCCACAGGTTGATGCCCCGATTGGCCCACTCAATCGTAAGCATGTTCAGGCTACGGCGTGCAGTGCGAAACTCGTAGCCAGTACGAATCTCTAAGCCAGCCCGCTCGTAGGCTTCTTCCATGATCTCATTGAGATCAAGGTTAAACGCTGAGGTACCCGATGTGGTGGCCATTACCTATACCTTGCCGTTTTCGCCGCCACCTTGGGTGGTTGCTTAACAAATTGTTTTCCAACCTTTTTGCCAGCCCGCTTGGCACGGGTTGTGGCGGCATACTCAGCAGGAGTCAATGCCTTGATGGCTTTTTCAGGCAGATATCGCTCCCCCGTCTTAGAAGACGGTTTGCCAGACTTGGTGCGCCACTTCTGCGCACTCCAATCCTTGAGCGACTGCTGCGGGTCTTTCATACCATTTTGCCTCGTGTTTTACCACGTTGGCAGCAGCCATCTGCGCGTTTGGACGCAGACACGACCCCGCCTTTTTTGTACGAATTATTTTCTTTTGAAGGAAACATTGGTTGTGCCGCAGCTTCTCTAAGCATACGTTTACCGCTTTCTTTTACAGCATTACCCTGTGCTCTCATCATGCTATGAAATTCATCTAATTTTTCTTGTTTTCGTAAGGCATCTAAACGTTCTTTTGGCGAAAGACTTTTCCACACCAAGTCTTCATCAATTTTTTCGCCAATTTTTACCGGCCGCACTTGGGGGTCGGGTTTTTTTATGCTTCGTACACCAGATAGTGCAGTGCGGCCAACACCAGCCAACAACGCTTCTGGGTATACCCCTTGCAACCCCTGTTGCCTTTCAAGCTGTTTGCGGTACGCGGGGTTACTCATGTCGCGCTCAAGAACGCTGATGTATTCTCTATCAGCCACGATAACCACCGCCTTTCGCCTTGTACTGCTTGGCCAGAAGCTGGGCCTTGCGGGCCGACCATTGGCCTGCACCCGTACCCTGCACTGCCCGAGACTTGATCGACTCGAACAGCGACTTGCGCATGCCCGGCTTGGTGTAGTTGCCAGCCTCGTTGACCTTGGACTTGACTTTGCCGCCCTCGGCGTATTGAGTGAAGTCCGTGTCATCCCGACGTGGCTTGGTCACGCCCTTGGGCATTTTAGATGGGCGAATAGCGCCCATGCCACGGCTGGTCATCATGGTTACACCATCTTTCCTCGGGTCTTACCGCGAACAGCGCAACCGTCAGCACGGGAAGAAGCGGTCCCACCTTTGGCCATCTTCTTTGGCTTCTTGGGGGGAGGCGCAGAGCCACCATCAACATCTTGCGGAGGAGGCAGACCCGAATCTTCGGTATAGATGCCGCCCCGGATACCCCTGGGCTGCTTCTTTTTCTCAAGCATGTCGTCCATCATGATTGGCTCCTATTAGCACTTGCCGCCACGCTTCATGGCGATATGTTTGCCTTTGGTCTTGCCTTTGGAGGTAATCCCGTCAGCGGATTTGTGACCAGCAGTCAGACCGCCGCCAGCCATCTTCTTCATGCCAGCTTCTTTCATTTCATGCTTGATCATGGACTTGGGAGCGCCAGCCTTCTTCATAAAGCCGACTTCCTTCTTCATCATCTGTTTCGATTCTTTCATGTCACCACCTTCTGAAAATTTGCGGCCCTTGTCCGCTTTTACGAATTCTTTGCCGACCGAAGTAGGCACCCCTGCTTTCTTGGCAAACGCTGGGTTGTTGGCCACCGCTGCCATGAAATTGTGTTGACGCTTGCTAGTTGAGGGCACTGCGTTGCTCTTTCATAAACGAGTCAAGCTTCTCTTCCATCCGATCAAGCCGAGCTAACACCCGATTCACATCGTTATGCATGTCTTGCTTGGTCACAAACTTATCAGCGCTTTCTTCTCGTGTCTTACTCAACAAAATACCAAGCCGTTTGACTTCATCAGCATGTGACTTGAGCAGCCACAAACCAACGCCAGACACAAACGACAAAATGATGTTCCATACCAGCATGTCCACGATCAGTCACCTTAGCAGTTCCACGCCCGCAGGCTCTTGTTGATGCGACTGTTCGGGTCTTTCTTGGCCTTCTCGCCGGTCAGCTTGGCTTTCATTCCAGACATCCTGGCACAAAAAGAGTCTCGGCGTGAGCCGCCCTCTGGCTGCGGGGGCTTGAGTCCGGGCTTGCCCGGATTGGCCTTGTTGTAAGAGGCTCGCCCCTTGGCGTTCAAACCGCCCTTCTCGGACTTGCCTTCCTTGCGTTGCCATGCTGGTGTCTTAGCCATTTACGACTTTCAGTTTGGCCTTGTGGATGCTTTCGAGCAGCGGCTTGAGCGCCTCTTCGGCAAAGTCGCTGGTGAATTCCATTGAGCCGATATGCGGCAGACTGATTTCGGCGTCAAGATAAATCTTGAACCCCATCTCGCGGGCGCGGTCACAGAACAGATAGTCCTCGCCCATGTAGTACTTGTCCTTCAACTCAAAGTCAAAAAGGGCATACGCTGGCCCTTTCTTGTCTTCGTACTCCCACTCGGGGTGTGCAGCAATCATCTTCTCGATGACATGCCGCTGAATCATCATGAATCCTGTACCCACACGCTCGACGCGAAGCAGGGAGCCGTCCATCTCAACCCCGCCATCTTCGGTCCAGTACACGTCAGTGAAAAATTTCTTCTCTTTCAGCCGACGTGGGTACGCCCCGGCAGTGATGTCTTTGCCGCCACTTTGCGCCATCAACCGCAGAATGTCGTCAGGTTTGACGACCACGTCCGCATCAATGAAGAGAAGCTCGGTGGCATCGGTCTTGAGGAACTCCGCCACCAGAGCATTTCGCGCCATAGTGATGATCGAGCAATTGGATAGGTCAGAGAGATACACCCCGACCCCCAACTGCATCGCCATAGGCATGAGTTGAGCCAACGAAAACGCCGTTTTGATATTGAGCTTCCCGTCATATGCCGGGATACCCACGAACAGCTTGCGCCCAGTTAGATCAACTCGTTTTTGCTCAGCCATACACCACCGTTGCTGTTGCGCTCGTGAGAACGACATAGATGTCTGTGTTGCACCTGATCCCGTCACCGGGCATGGGAATGTTGGTAGAGCCTGCCGCTGCCGGGGCCGTGAAGGACCAAACAGTTGTGCCGCTTGCCCCTCCGTCCTTGATGACGACGGTGCCACCAGAGGCGTGGGAGATCGTGACCCCCTTGACCCGCGCAGGGCCAGCGAACACAGTGCCGCTGGTGGTTCGTTCTAAGCTCTTTACGTCGAATTGGATAGCCATGACGACCTCCTATCAGACGTTCTGCTGGCCGAGGTACGGATCAGTGACGTAGTACAGAATAGTGCCAGCGACGGTACCGCCAGTAGCAGCATCGCCCGTATTTGCGCCGCCGGTAATGTAGACCATCTGGGAGGTGGACATTGCAGTGCCCAGCGACGTGCCCGCGCCACTATCACCCCAGACAACTTGCTTTTTGCCAGCATCAGCAGCGTAGTTGTCAATCAAGGCCGTCGGGCTTGCCGTACCCGTGCTGTACAGGGTAAAGCCCATGTCCATAGTAGGAGTGGTGCCGCCCGTGGCAAGAGCGTTGAACTGAATCGCCGTAATGACTGCTCCAGCGGGCAGGATTACAGGAGGGGCGCCAGTAGCGGAAGAAACTTTGGCAGTGGTGGTGTTAACCGCAGTCGGGTCAAAATAGAATTGAGCAGCCATGACACCGGAACCGCAATACGCAGTACGGGTCTGGTCGCCGCCACCGGAACGCCAAATACTTTGGGTGGTAGAAACAGCCATTTTAAATTGTCCTTCGTACAAAGATCAGCGTGTCAGTTGTGTACGCATTCGCCGGGTCGATCTGACACACCGGGAACCCCGGTTTTAGTCAATATACACCAAAAGAAACGGGGGCACAAGGCCCCCGTCAAATTAATGGCTGTAAGCCATTAACATCCCTGTTACGCGCCCTGAGAGCCGTACATGCCCAGCGGGTCAGACCAGCCGAACGAATAACGCTCACGGGCCTTGTAACGGACGTTGCCGGTATCAAAGTCGCCGTCCATCGACTGGCTCAGCGGCACGCGCACAAAGTGCTTCATACCGTTAGGCACGTCAGTGGTCAGGAACCAAGCATTGGTGTCGGTCAAGAAGTGGTTAATGGTGTAACCCTCGGAGACCGAACCGTTGCTCTTCAAGGCGTTGATATCGTTGTCGTTGGTGCCGACGCGGAGTTCGGTTTCCAACAGACGAGTTGCAACGAACTGCAAAGCAGGCGGAACAATCAGCTTCTTGGGCTTGGCTGCAATCAGCAGGTCACGCTCGTCAGTCCACAGGCTGATCTGAATAACGGCGGCTTCCAGAGAAGTCTCGTTCAAGTCAGCAGGGGTAGATGGAACGTTGCTGTTGGTGCCGCCAGAAACCAGCGGGTGCGAAGCAGAGAACAGAGGAACGCCGTCGCCACCGTTGTAGCCAGAGGTGAAGCCGTTGTTCAGAACAGCAGCAGCCTTGACTTGTTTGGTGTAAGCCATCGAGCGTGCCAGAGCCTTGGTATAACGAGCAGCGAGGCTGTCATACAGGTTGTCTTCGATGGCCTCTTCGGTCAGCGAGAAACCTTGAGCAATGGTCTCGTGGTTGTATCGGGCGGTCCAGGCTTCTTGACCGTTGTCATAGGCAATCGCACTGCCCTCGTTCTTCACCGGAGCGGCGGAGAAGCCAGACAGCTTGGTTTCCTCTTCAAACGAACGCTCGGAAGTCTCGGTCTCGTAGATTTCCTTGTGCTCTTCTTGATAAGTCGCATAGGAAAGACCGAACAGAGCGTTCAAGCCAGGAAGCAGTTCCTTGAGCAGTTGTGCGCGTGAAATAGCCATGATTTACTCCTTAAACACCAGTGGTGTTGTTGTACTGGTGAAGGTTGATCTTCACAATAAACTCGTAGTAGTACGTGTCACCACTAGAGATATAGGAAGTGCCGGGCACAACGTCGATCACACGGATCGGGAAGGCAGCAGTCGTAGACGAAGCACCGTCGATGCCATAGGCCGAATTGCCAGTAGCGGTCGAACCGACTTGAGCCACGATAGCCACGTTAGAGCCAACCAGCGCACGGGTGTAGCCGGTGGGAACCGTGGTATTGCCATTGGTTGCCACAACCTTGAAGGTTGCGTTCGGATCATCAACCACATAGGCATAAGCCAGATTGGCAGTGGTCGATTGCGCGGCGGGGTAGTACTGACCTTGGACAGTTTGGCTAGCCGAGTTGACATACTGACAGCCAACCAGCACGCCAACGCTGTCACCAGACGTGGTCGTAGTCTTTGCCACCAAGAATCCGGTGGTGTTGATTACAACGGTGTCGCCGTTGAGAATAGCGGTGGCGTAGCCAGCCGCAATCGGGATTTGACGGATCGCTCCGGCGTAGGGCAGACCATCCAGTCGCTGGATGGGTTGAAAGCCATACGTCTTGCTAACAGAAGGGAAAGCAGACATGGTCTATCTCCAAAAGATTTAAGAACCTTTGCCAAAGCTTGTCGTGGATTTGCGCTCGTTGAAAAGCGGCATCCTCGGGTCACTCTGACGCATAAGAGTGTTGTCTACAGCCTTTGTCTGGGCATCCGATTTAGCCGCGAAAGAAGCATTACGCTGTTCGACGAACTCGGTCGGAGTTTTGCAGAGCAACAACCCGCCAATCTCAATATTTCCGGCGAACCGGCTGTTGGGATCGACTAGCAGTTTGAACTTGGGTTGCTCTTCAACGGCGACTGGCTCCCAACCTTCGCGCAATTTGCCGGAAAGATTACGAGGGTCGTTGACATTCAAAGTAGCAACACGAATCCAGCGGTACGCGAAACCGGGTTCCTTGTCGGGTTCAGGCAACAGTTCGGCTGGCATCCACTGCTTGGGGCGCTCCGTAGTTGTCCTTACTTCCATCTCGCGTTTGAGTCTGTTCTCGGCCATTTTCAAGCCTCCAATTTCATAAGTTCACGAGCATACTGCTCGGGGGTGAGTCCAAATTTCTTTGCCAAGCCAACCTGCGTCTTGGTAAGAACGACCTTTTTGGGAGCCGTACTTCTCTTCGCGGGTGCCACCACCGTGCTTGGTCTAGTACGTTGAGGTGGTTCGTCCTCATCGTTTGATTGGTTCGACCCAAACTCTTCAGGGAAGCGTTTGCGAACCTCTTTGTCGATACTTTCATAGTATTCGTTGGTGCCGATGAAGGCTCTTCCGTAGCGTTCTGCCAAGTCTTCATGGACACCTTCGGCAAATCGGCGCATTCCGCGCTTATTGGGGTCTACGAACCATTCGTTCTTCGACACCCAAGCTGCCACTTTCGGGTCCATCTGCTGCTGGGCAGGCGGCTTTTGTGTGGTTTGTACATCATTTTCTACAGTTTGTACAGTCGGCTTGAAGTTTTTGGCCTTATCAAGCTTCAACTGCGCCCGCATCATCTCCTGCTGGGCGTCTAGCAGTCTGTCTGCTTCCCCAGAGTCGTAGGCATCTTTGAAGTTCCGTTTGGCCTGCTCCAACTCCATTTCAGCCGAAGTCTGATACGTGGAGATAAGCTCCTTCTCGCCGCTGTGCAGCATGCTCTTGAGCTTCTTGTTTTCCTCAAGAATGTTTTGAGCGATCTGTAGCGCCTCTTGCTGCTCTCGATATGCAGCCTCTTTCGCACGCCGCTCGTCGTGCCAAGCCTTCTTATATTGCTTGAACTTCGTCTTGACGTTGTGCGAGTAGTCTTTCGACTCGTCAACTTTCTCTAGCTCTTCCTTGACTTCGTCAGAAAGAGGGGCGACGTAGCGGTCTTCGGCAGGGGTGTCGTCCTTGACCTCGACCTTTACTTCGTCTGAATCTTCCTCAAACGAGACATCAATATCGTCTTCGGGTTTACCCTTAGAGTCCTTGACCTCGTCGGGGAACTTGAAATCGTCATCGTCTTTTGCCATCGTGTCGCTCCTTATTTGCGTTTGATGCCGCGTGGGTCTTCAACAACACCTTCGACAGTGTCATCGTTGATGATGCGGAACTCCCTGCCGTGGATGATCAGGCGGGTACCGCTGTTGGGGCGTACCAGCACAAAGTCACCCTTCTTGCACCAAGGACCCGTAGGGAACTTGGCCTTGTCCACATAGCAATCTGGACCAAGATCAACCACGAATAGGACTGTGGTCAGTACCTCTTCGTTACGCATGGTGATGTCAGACTTGATAAGTCCGACTTCGCTGTCTTCAAACTCTTTCTCTGCCTCGGGAATCGCACAAAGAATCTTGTAGCCGCTTGGCTTTGGTAACTGTTTCGCTTTCTCTTCTGCTCTCTTGTGCAGCACCGCAGACAGGTCTACAGCACTACTTAGATCGAGATCACTCATCGAGTTGCTCCATGTTTTTTGTAAGGTCTGTGATGAATTTGCGAGCGATGAGCAGACCTTTAATTTCCCCACACATCTCGCAGTACTCGTCGTACGTCTTGGCCCCTTTCGCGCCCAAGTGTTCTTCGAGTTGTTTGACTTTCTCGTCAATGTTGTTGACGACCACCGAAGTGGCCTTCAGGATTTCGTACATCAATCACCCTTCTTTTTTGGTTGTGATCTCTGTTGTGCAGCAAGCTGCATTTTGGTTTTGTGGACTTCCGACATGACGCGGAAGCCTTCTGACTGTTGTTGGGCTTGAGTCTTGTCGCGGTCAGCGTATGTTTTCGCCATAAGCTTCGCGCCCTCAGACTGCTGCTGTGCCTCAATACGAGCTTTCTCGACGTTGATCTGCTCTTGCTTGAGTTGAGCATCTGTCTGGTCTTTTGCCGCCTTGCGCTGGAGGTCTTGCATCTTGATTTGCAACTCTTGCTGCTGTAACTGGATGAGCGGGTCTTGTGCCATCTGCTGGTTCTTCTGCTGCTGGGCTTCCTGCATGTTGCGCTGGAGAAGCTGTTGTGCAGCCTGCGCCGCCATCTGAGAGACACGCACCTCCATCTCTGGAGACATCTCGACCTCGTCCTGCTCCTCGTTGTACGGGGGCAGCATCTGACCCATCGCCTGC